ATGAAGATATTGGTTTGCTACCCGATGAAATCTCTGGTCCATTCCTTTTTGCCAAACGGGTGCGAAGCGCTGGCAGCAGAACATGATGAAGACTTTTTTCGATTGGCATCCATCTATCAACCGGAGGCAGTTGTTGTGTTTTCCGAAATGTTCACGACACCACCTTGGGAATGGATTCCTTCCGTCCGTGCTTGCCTTGACGAACGGGTGGCAGTACTCATTGCACCGATATGCAAAGATGAACCGCTCATCCACACGGTGGTAGAACAGGCACGGTTTCCAAACACGTACGTATTGCCTGCAGCTGCCACACATGATGAGCTTCGCAGTCGAATCGGGATGATTCTGGGAATCGCAGCGACGCAGCAGGAACCAATCCGGCAAGGCACGGGTTTGGTTTACGTACTTCTGAGCTACGGTGCATCGGGTATTACGACGTTCTGCATCAATTATCCCATTCTCCTCGCCAAGCGTAATCCGGACAAACGAATTGCGGTTATCGACATGAATGGTGAAAAACCGGATCTGACCCGTTTTTTTCGTCTGCATCAACATCAGTTGGCTTTATACCGTCCCGATTTGCTGGATAAAGCTTCGGCAGTGAAACGCAATTGGGCAGCGGTTTTTAAACAGAGCAGCGGCGTGGAAAATCTGTTTTACGCCAACGGGACGATCAAATGGAAGAGCAATGAACTGTACAATTTGATAGAAGCTTTGCGCCAGCAATTTGATTACGTCTACCTCGATTGGGGGTATTGTTTTCCCGAAACTGAAGCGCTTCATCGTCTCTTGTTATCAGCGGATCGCAATCTGTTTTTTGTTCGGGCGGATCCGTTTAGCGTGGAGAGTGCAAAAGCATGGATTACCCGTTGGCTTGGTCAAGGGATTCAACATGAAGTTTTGGTTAGTCACTTTGACAAAGGAAACTCCCATCGGATCGGAGAGGGGTTATCCGTCTATGGTGTCGTACCGCGTATTTCCGACAATCGTCTTATTCAATCACATCGCAGTCACAGCGCGCTGGTGGAAGAGTTTTTTCCACCCAAGCAGTATATCAACAGCCTGCAAGCGATAGCAGATGCCGATAAACGGAAACGAGGAGCGGTCATATACGGATGAAAAACATTGCCTCAGATCGAAAGTCCTTACAACTGACAACGGCAGAAGAAATCAAACAGGCTGCTCGTGACTACCTGAACAACTTTGGCACGACGAGGGAAGAAAAGCTGGAGATGCAGCGCATTCTCACAATGGCGGAAAATGGGGATCGGGAAAGTCACAATCACATAATTGTTCGATTGCAACACTTCTTTGAGGAGGTGGTGAAACGGCCCGTTACGGAGCAAATCCTTCCCTGTGTAAACGGATATGAAGGCATTGCATTTTCCACCTATGGATGGGGTATTTTGGATGTTGTGCTCCACCTTTCCCCATGGATTGAGGAGGTGCGCATTTCTGCAGGGAAAAACGTTGCTTATTTGGAACAAGGGGTAAAAAAGTTTTTGGAGTATAAGCCTACGTGGCAAGAGGTAGAGACCTTGCAGCAAAAATTAACAAACACAGCAGGACTTTCCTTCAATGAAAAAAAACCGCGGTTAAGCGGGTACTTGGATACGTTAAAGGCTCGGCTTACCATGTTTACCTTTCCCTATTCAAGGGTGCCAACGGTACTGGTAAGACGCTTTACCACGCGATCGTTTTCCCTGGACCAACTGCGCACACAAGACCTTCCGACATTTGATGAAAAGGTGCAGCTGCTGCTGGAACAGCAAGTATACGGCCGCAGCAATGTGTTGGTGATTGGTCCCATGGCTGCGGGAAAAACGACACTCATGATTTGTATGTTAAAGTTGAAAGACCCTTCCTCCGACTATATCACCATATATGAAAGCGAACATGAAATGCGGTTTGGCGATATGTGGCCGGGAGAGGTGATTGAACTGCAAAACGTCGAGGAGATTGGCATTGAGCTGGGTCATTGCTTCAAAGACATGTACCGGACAACGGCCAACACCATATTGATCGGTGAAATTCGGGAACCGATCGAGGCCTATCAGTTCGTGAATGCTGGTATTCGGGGAACAGACGCAACCATTGCAGCTTTGCACGAACGCTTCCCTCACAAAGCGTTAAATGATCTGACTGATCTGGTGTATCAGTATGGAGGCAGGAGTATTGAATTAACGCAGGAGCGAATTAGTCGGGCTGTGAATTTCATCAACTCCCTTCAGTATCGGCGCAACGGACATCGTTTCATTGACGCAATCCATGTAACGGAATGGAACGACACCATGCAAAGAGTGGAGTCCGTGCCGCTGGTCCAGCGCAATCTGGCTACGGGTGAGTACGAATGGACGGGCAGGAAACTGGAGGGGCATCTAGCAGAATACATGTGTAGCCTGGGCCAGGCCGATGTGAATGTATTGCGAAGCTTGCGTGTGACCGATATAGGACGGCAGGTATGAAGATGATGATTCTGTTGCCCATGTTCGTCTGTCTCTTGGCCGGCTTTTTGTTCCTGGGCTTGTACGTTCAGAAAATTTGGTCAACTCCAAAAGTTTTTTTCCCAAAAACCGTGTGGACCTTGCGGGAAAAACTCTTGCAAAACCCCTCCAGGAGAATGTTATACGAGCGGTATGCGGAATGGTGCACAGTTGCAGGGGGGCAGCCGGAGAGTTACATTTTGTTCTCCCTTATCGGAGCCGTCGCCGGTTTCCTCTCAGGAGTATTGTTGCAAAACCTGATCGTCTCACTCTCGCTTTTTTTCCTGTTCATCCTGCTGCCGACACTCCTTCTGTATGCCAGGTACACGGTACGCATCAATCAAAAGGTCCAATCGTTTTGTCGCTTCGTGGAACTCTTCTCCAGATATTACAGCAGTCGAAAAAACATCATCTTAACCTTTCGGGAAATGGTTGCCGAGTGCCCGAAAGAACTACTGCCGGAATTGATTCTGCTCAACAACACGCTCACAGACGGTGGCAGCTTGGTTGCGGCAGTGGAAGAGTTTGCAGAACGGCTGCACCATCCCTGGGCGTATGACTTTGCTACCTATGTGGCAAGCGGCTTGGAAGGGGAGACGGAGGATATACAAACGTCCCTCAACCGTTTGACCAATGAGATGTTTGTCCAACAGGACGAAAAAGAGGAAAGGGATAGTGAGATTTACGCGATTTGGATCAGTTTGCTTTTGGTGATCGCCATCTGTCTCTGTCTGATACCGTACAATCAAACGCTGTTAAAGGATTCCTACCGTCTCTACTTTTTTACGGCCGACGGTCAGGCGATTCTTTCACTGGCAAGTGCGGTGTGGTGCTTGTCCATCCTGTTGGCGTTCATTTGGGGACGGAGGTATCGGTAATGATGTTGATGATGTTATACGTACTGATCGGTATGGGCTCACTGTGCATGTTCGTGGTTTTCTTCACGGTGGTGGGAACGATTGTGTTGCGGGCACGCCATCGGTTATTCGTGTCCCAACGTTGGTGGCAGACTTGGGAAAAGGTGATGGCTTCCGAGGAAGAGCCAAAGTGGGCATCGTTATTGAAGCGGGCGGGCCGGCCGTTTGGATGGGGAAAAGCAGAATGGATCTTTACCCAACTGGTCAGCGGCAGTGTGATGGTGCTGTTCCACGTACTGGTTGCTCTGTTTTCCGGTGAGGGTGATTTCCCATTCCTTTCACTTATGCTTTCATCAGCCGTTGGATTTTTGCTTCCTTACTTCTTGCTGAAAGCGTGGGCGGGATATCGGGAAGAAGTGTTGAGCAACGACATTGCCCGCTTTATCAATCGGTACGTGAATTTGCTGGAAAACCACGTTCCCGTGTACAACGCGATGGCCAAGGCGGCCAGACCCACCCGGAAATTAAAGGAGTATATCCCCACTTTGTCCGAGTGGAATAAAGACCCGGACGAAGCCTTGGAAGCATTCAAGCAAAAATTGGGCGTGGATGACGCGATTATTCTCGTATCCAGCATGCGGACTATCGAGCAGTTGAACGAAAGTCAAATGGCAACCACGATGCAGCGGTTGGAGTGGGCTGTCGACAATCGCAGGATGTTTCGTCATCGCAAAAAAATCAAATCGCTGGGGATCGGGTACAGTGTGATTGTTTACCCTGCTTTTTACATGGGGTTGTTGGTCGCCATGTTTCCCTGGTACAAGCTCCTGACCGAGATTCTGGACAAATATCTCGTATAGAAAGGATCTGTACATGTGAGCAAGCTCTTTTCTGTTCTCATTTGCATCGTTTTTACGTTGGGAATCATCGTGGCCAGTATGGCAAAAGTGAATGAATCCATTGTCAAAGAGGACGGCTTGCGTGACCGCGCTGTTCGGTGGATCGATAATGCCGTTCCTTCCAATTAAATCGAACAGTCAAAGGAGAGTGGTTCTCAATGTCAAAAATGTTTTTTATTTTTGTGTGATACTCAATAAACCGCTAAAAATAAGGAAAGACAAGGTGAAGTAAATTCCCGTTGCAAACAATATGCAAACCTTTATCGAGCTAAAGTGCGCTTTTTGAGGCAAAGATGGCCGCCTCCAGTGAGTCAACCGCCTCCCTCTGCATGGTGAAGGAAACGTGACTATAACGGTCCAGGGTGATGCCGATGTTGGCGTGTCCAAGCAACTCTGAAACGACTTTGGGATGAACGCCCTGTTCCAGAAGGAGCGTGGCCACGGTATGCCGCAGATCATGGATCCGGATACGCGGTAGACCCGCTTTATTCAAAAGCGCATCAAACTTCCGCCGCACCGGTGTTGCTGAATAAGGCTGGCCGTCTTCCGGGCGGCAACAGATCAGACCATCCGGGTTATACGTTGGCCCGATCAGAAGCTTCTGCTGTGCCTGTTCGGCTTTGTGGCGACGGAGCGGGGCGACCAAACTTTCCGGAAGTGAGATTACTCTTGCGCTGCTTTTTGTTTTAGGTTCTGTCAGGCGAAACTCTCCCCTTGTCCTGACGAGCTGCTGGCGCACATGGATCGTCCGCTTGTCCAAATCGATATCCTTCCAAGCAAGGCCAAAGATCTCCGCATATCGCATACCGGTTGTGACTGCCAGTAGGATTGGGATATATAGCTCATGCTCCTTTGCTGCGTCCACCAGGCGCTGAACCTGTTCTCTGGATAAAACGACCGTTTCCTTCTTCTCGACGCGCGGGAGCTCCACCATCTGAGCGACATTGCGAGGGATGATCTGCCAGCGCACAGCGTTCTCTAATGCCTTGTGCACCATCCCGTGGATGTGCCGGACGGTCATCGGTGAAATACCACCAGACCGGTACTTGGCGCCGTCCTTCAGCAGATCGGCATACATCTTTTGGAGATGCATGGTCTTGAGGTCTTTCAGCTTCACACGGCCGATCAGCGGGATCACGTAACGCTGTGATCGTTGGCGATAGACCTCATAGGTTGAGTGGCGGCACGAGACCATTGCGTAGTTCTCCAGCCAGTAGCTCATGTATTTCTCGACCGTCATATCCGTTGTGTCTACAAGGAGGCCCGTTTGGATCTCACGCAACTTCTCGATCAGCGCTTGTTGAGCCTCCTTTTTAGTGTTGAACCCCGAAAACCACTTCTGCCGGCGTTTGCCGGTGATTTCATCCCGCGGAAGCTCCACGATAAAGCACCACTTGTCACCACGTTTCCTGACATGTCCTTTCATCACTTATCACTCCTATTCACATAAACACACTCGTCTGCAGCAACTCTTCCAGATCGGCCACTTGGATAACCAGGTTCTCAATATCCCAGTAGTCCACCCCTCCTTCCAGAGCGCGGCGGCGCAGAGGCGGGAGATGGATCCCGAACTTTCCCGGCTTGTCCGCGCTCAGGATCAATTCGCCTTGGGTGACGCTAATAGCAAGGGAGCCAGGCAAGAAATCCTCAACCCCCAGCTTCTCAAACGGGGCTATCACCGGCACAAACACTGTCTCCCGATCCCAAGGAAGGTCTCCTTTGCGGAAGCTGATTACCATCTGCATCGGGACGAGTTTATCATCATGGTAGTCGAAATAAATCCGGATCTTCATCGGGCTGCCACCTCCCTGAACCAGAACGATTTACGATACCGGCCGCGCTCATACTCAACGCTTGCTTGCTCCCACCTGCCGGCACTGATCCGACGCTTGATCTGATCCCAACGATCTTTTGCCATATCAAGCGTGACATGAAATGAGGATGCGATCAAATATGGGAAGTCCCATTCGTACTCCGGCAGGGGAAGACTCTGGATCATGTTGTATGGCGTAAGAGCGTACCTGGCAAAGTGTTCCGCCTGTTCCTCTTGGAGCTCTGCGAAGAGATCCGGTAACTCTGACTGCACACCGGCATGACCGCGCAGAAGGTGCCCCAACTCGTGGAAGAAGTGTTTGCGCTGCTCGATAACTGGCAACGTTTTGTCGATCACGATACATCGGTACTGCCCTTTCTCAAAAGCGAGGGAAGGGGAGTCCTCGTATAGGAGTTTGATACCAAGCCGAGATGCGATCACATCCTCCTGAATATCTTCGGGAGACAGTATGCCATGGGACTGGTAAAGTTTCTTGACCCGTTTTTCGAGTTCAGTCGGTTTGTAGAAGTTCCATTGCATCATAGTCATCTCCTTAATGAGAATATATGTTCGTATACTCAGTGAAAAGAAAAGCCCAAATGGGCCGAATTATTTGAATCTCACACGGCGTTTCCGCATTCTGAACAAGTTTTCTTTTTGAAAAACCCACTGAAGATTCTTGCAACTACAAGCGCTACTACTACACTCCAAATACTACCAAGCTTAAAGACTAAACTAGCAACGCACCAAGCGAGAAATCCAATAACCCCAAGTTGCCATTTATAACTTTCTTTTATTTCAACGGTTTTGTTACATCGGTTGCAAGACATAGTTTGAGAATTTGGCTCCGTCATTGTAGAGGTTGTTGACTCAACGTTCGACTCGGCCGATTTAATTCTGTTATCAAATTCGTCAACGGAAGCTGCGGTTTCGGCGACTGGGGATTGCTGTGCTTTCTTCAAAGCCAATGCGACTTTACGTTGGTGGTTATCGATAAGTTCCTTGAGATAATACTCACCCTTATTGTTTTTTTGCGATAGTAATCTAATCGCGGCCTTTACGTCATCCAAAGCTCTGTGTGACCTTGCAATCTCAATGCCATGATCGCGCAATAAATTATGTAATCCTATTGACACAAACCCTTTTCTTCTCCAGCTAATACCATTCATTGAACAGAGCCAAGGTTTTGAAACCGTCATTGGGAACATTTGAGAAACGAAAGATCGATCAAATCTAGCATTGTGAGACACAAGAAACTCTGCACGTTCAATCATGCTATTTATCTTTTTATAGTCCAATGAATGTCCTTCCACCATCTTCATCGTTATACCGTGAACTTTCGTGGCCCTTTTAGGAATCGGGAAAGTAGGTTCCTCAAGCCCTACATATTCTTCCATGAGTTTTGTAATTTCAGCTGTGAATCGGTTAAATTCAAAAAGCACAATTGAGAATTCAATAATTTGATCATTATACGGATCTAACCCGGTTGTCTCAACGTCAATATACCCAGCGATACCAGATGCATCGTTTACCACCAAGCCACCCCCAAAAACAAATAGACACGCTATGAATACGTGCCGTGTTGTCACCCCTTGTTGTTCTCCTCATCAGCTTCCTGCTCAAGGATCTCGATCATCTTGAGCGCCTGCTTTCGCCGTCTTTCGTCCAACTGATTCCACTTGTGATACATGATTGTGGTCAATTCATCAGGTTGCTTGTCCTTCCTGATAGGAGATGGCGGATCATCGATCCTGCCCAACAATATATAATCAGCCTTCACATTAAACACTTTAGCAAGCCTAGCAACATCATCCGCATCTGGCCGTGTATACCCGCGTTCCCAGTTAGATATTACTTGAGGAGAAACATTAACCCTGGAGGCGAGTTGTGGTTGGGTCCAGTTATTTTCTTTGCGCAGTTTCCTGATTCGCTGTCCGACCGTTTCCACACTAACCACCTCCAAGCCCAATAATAACAGCAACTAACGGAATTTTGTATTTACTAACGAAATTTGAGAAAATATTGTTGACACTAACGAAAATCGTTAGTAATATGCAAGTAACGGATTACGTTAGATTTTAGGGGGTGAGAAAATGGTGCACTTGAATGTTCGCCGGATTAGAGTAGCAAAAGGGATTACCCAGACTCACATGGCGAACATGTTAGGTATCTCCTTGCAAGGATATCGTCACATCGAGAAAGGTGATGTCCGTCTTGATGTTGAGAGGCTACGTGTGATCGCTATTGTTTTGTCAATCGATGTTGCAGTTTTTTTTGATGACAAACTAACGGAATCCGTTGCAGAACAGATAAGAAAAGCCAAACCCGCCTGAAAGGGCGATGAAAGGAGGCCGCCATGCAACTCACCGAGCAACACATCCGCGAAATCGTGCGGGAATGCTGATACGACGGCCGAAAGCAAATGCAAATACGTTGGTTGCCCTGAGAAAGCTACGGAATACGCGATTGGGTACCAAGAAAACGGCAATGATTACTTATTCCATGTATGTCTTAAACACGCAACGGAAATGGAACCGAAGGTTTTTCAAGCAAAATGAGAATTAGTCGAAAGCGGTAGTGCCATGTAATCAGAATGGAAAATCCTACCGAAGGGTGAGCCGCTGTGATGGTTTCGGAATACGTTCGCAACCGACGCAAAGAGCTGTGTTTGACACAGCGGCAACTCGCACATAAAGCAGGGGTCTCACTCTCCGTTGTGAAACGATTCGAAGCCAACAAGCCCTACGACCCATACGGAATGACAATCACAAAGTACTGCTGGGCGCTCGGGATTGACTGCATGTATGCGTTGCTGGAACTCGAATGGCCAGGCGAGAGGAGGTAAGAAGATGAATCAACCACTTAACCTAGAGGCATTCCCGCCTCTGCTCAAGATGGACGAGGTGGCCAAAATCCTCCGGGTTGACCGGAAATACGCCTACGAGCTTGCCCGCAGAACCGGCTTCCCGGTCATCAACATTGGATCGGACAAGCGTCCGATGCTGCGGGTTCCAAAGTCGGCGCTCATCAACTGGATCGAGCAGGTATATGGCATAAAGATGACGGCGTAGAGAAACACATCAGAAAGGTGGTGAACACGATGTCGATCAACCGTTTTCCGGGATACGTCCGGGCTGCCGACGAACTGAAAGCAGCGCTCGTCAACTACGTCCACGAGATCAAGATGACGGCGCCGGAGCTGGTCCCGCAAGCCGAGCAGATGATGCGCAGCGTGCTTGCTCGAGATGTGGCGATCTTCAACCTTCTGCAAGAACACGGCGAGAAAAAGCCCCCGGAGTGACCGAGGGAGCAAGGAAGTTGAGCACATTTTTATGGTACCAAGACAACTCAATTAAGGAGAGGGGAACACATGGGGAACAGTAATGGACCGATCTCACTTTATTCGCGGTCACGGATACATGACATCTGCGAATACGCATTCCGCCACCAAAGAACAGGCGAACACATGACGTACGAGTCGCTCGGTAAGAAGTTAGGTAGGTCTGCTCGGTGGGTGTCGGATGTGATTAACGGTAGGGCAACACCGCTGAGGGAAGATGCGGAAGCCTTTGTACAAGCCTGCGGGAACCACCGAGCTACAAGAATGCTCAAGCATTTGTATGGAGACGCACCGCCGCCGACCGATCCGCGGCTAATGGTAAGTCTGACCGTCGGTCTCTACAACCTCATCAAGCAGTGTGAGGATGTAATCGAGGCAGCCAGGGAAGCAATTGAATGGGAACGCAGAAGGCGTCCGTGGAAGCCGGTTTCACAGGAGGATGAAAGGGTCCTGACTCACTTGGGCAAGCAAATCGAAGACCTTTTCCAAGCGGGAGACGATGTACATATCCTGATGGACGAAAAGTACGGGATAGATCCAACAATCCATCAGCACAACTGGCTTGTAGAAGCGCGGGCACAGGAGATCGTCGTCAGTTGCCCACGCGAGCTGCTGAGGCGCGAAAGGCAGGAAGCACTTATGGCAGGAGGGACGAGCCTATGACGAAGTCCTGGAACGAACGTCTGTTTGAGATTTTGTCGAACACTTATGAGACGGATGCGGTCCCTATGATGAAGCGGCCAGGTGGAAGAGAAGCGGCAGAGGAGTACGTGAACCGGTTGGTTGCGTTTCAACAGAAGCTAAAAGCGAAGGAGGACAAAAGAGCATGAAAGACCTGACAACAGCATCTGGTGTAATCGAGTTGGTATGTGACGCAGATCGTCCATTGGGACGCAAGGTGATCACACTAGGAGAAATGGTTGAACTGGAACATATGGCTGTAAAAGAAACGACCGCCTGCAGCGAACAGACGGCCTGATCAAACCCAAAAAATATCGGATACTGGTAGCTTATCACGCTACATAAGGAGATGACAAGTCTATGAAAACTTTCAATATCTCGGCGGCTGAGTCGATTCCTGAGGATGAGGAAAAGAAAGAAGCTGACCCAACCGAGTATGGCTCGCTGTTCGAATGAGCGGACGAACACAATGGTTTCTACTCCCGGATTTGTACCGCACTTTGGGCAATCCCGAAACACTGAAACGTTTCGCTTCTGCATATATGACGCGCTACTACCCGGAATGGAAACCAATCAAGCTGAACAACTACAGAGTTTTAGCCGAGAGGAGGAGCGGGGATGGCAAGAGCACGTAATATCAAGCCTAGCTTTTTCAAAAATGAAGATCTTTCTGAATTGGATCCTTATGCACGTCTGTTGTTTATCGGACTCTGGTGTTTGGCTGACCGTGAAGGGCTGCTGGAGGATCGTCCAAAGCGAATCAAGGGAGAACTGTTTCCTTACGAGAACGTGGATGTAGATAAGCACCTGCAAGAACTTCACGACAAGGGGTTCATCATCAGATATCAAGTCGATGGCGCCCAATACATCTCGATTCCGAAGTTCGTTGAACACCAAAACCCTCATCACAGGGAGGCACCGAGCAAACTCCCAAAGCCGGGGATCAAAACTGAGGATTCAATTAACGAAGAGCAGGATTGGCAGGCAAAGCCCCAGGACAGCCTAGGGCTTTCCTCGGAAAGTACGGGAAAAGGAACGGCTCAGCCTGATGAAAGCCGTGCTGATTCTCTGATTCCTGATTCCCTTAAACTGATTCCTGATTCTCTGATTCCCCCACCACCTACTACCTCATCCGAAGAAAGATCTCAGGTGGTCGTGGTCGGTGACAGACCACTCCATGTTTTCAAGAGCGCTCTTGACCTTTACGAACACTACTTCGGGTTTATTCCAAACCAAAGCATCTTACTCTTGCTGAATTCCTACCTGGACGAAGGTATGAAACCTGAAGCAATTGCTTTTGCCATGCGGGAAGCTACGGAAGGTGGTAAACCGTGGAACTACTGCAGGAGCATTCTCGACCGCTATTCCAAATCTGGCGTTAAAACGCTTGAGCAGGCCGTTTTAGACGCTCAGACTTTCCACCAAGCCAAGGAGCAGCGAGGCTCAAACATCAACAAAGTCGTTCCAATTCGTCAGGACAAGCTTCCTGCATCTGTTCAACGCCAACTCGAAAAGGAAAAAGCCGGCGTCTACGCTGCGAAACCGCAAGAAACACGCACAGTAATGGACGATCCCGAGCTTGCTGCTATGCTTCGTGATCTTCGCGAACGAAAGAGTTCGGGCGGATGAAACGACTGCGTGGAGAGAAGACAGAGGAGGAACCGATTATGCAAGAACTCCAGAACGTTTTTAGCTTTCAGGAAAAACAGGTGCGGGTTGTTGTGAAAGACGGCGAGCCGTGGTTCGTGGCAAAAGATGTGTGCGAGCCACTTGGATTAGAGAACGTGAGCCTGGCAATCAATGGTCGAGCCGATCGTCCTGACAGCGGTCTCGATCCAGACGAAAAGGGGATTGCCATTGTCAATACCCCTGGAGGACCGCAGGAGATGGCGGTGGTTAACGAACCCGGTCTCTACAGCTTGGTGATGAAGAGTCGGAAACCGGAAGCGAAAGCCTTCAAGCGCTGGATCACCCATGAAGTTATTCCGTCCATCCGCAAGCACGGTATGTACGCCAAAGACGAGTTGCTCGACAATCCAGACCTGTTGCTGGATGTTGTGTCCAAGCTCAAAGAAGAACGGGACAAGCGGATTGCTGCAGAAAGACGCATTGAACTGGATCGTCCCAAAGTGATTTTTGCCGAAGCGCTGGAAACGTCGAACACCAGCATTCTGATTGGTGAGTTGGCAAAAATCCTGAAACAAAACGGCATCAACATCGGTCAGAATCGACTTTTCGCTCTTCTCAGGGAGCAAGGGTACCTTGGACGCAAAGGCGAGTATTACAACATGCCGACCCAGCGATCCATGGATCTGGGACTGTTTGAGATCAAGACACGGACGATCAACAACCCGGACGGCAGCGTGCGTGTCACCAAGACAACGAAAGTTACAGGCAAGGGTCAAATGTACTTTGTGAACAAATTCAAAAATGAAAAGCGTCCGGCATAGGACGGGAGGGAAGAGACATGAAATTGTTGCAGGAAGTGTTGATGAGCAAGCTATTGCGGCACGGAATAACCGAAGCGTGCGGTAAGCCGTTGGAGAAAGCCAGCATTGACGAACTGATGGACGAATGGCACCGGTATGAAGCGCAGCGGAACGGCAAGCGGTCGGCGTAAGGGGATTGGATCATGAGTGGAGTGAAAGAGCTGCGCCTCATCATACCCGGTAACCCGCCGACGCTAAACCACGTGTATCGAAACGTGGCAGTCAATCGGCGGATCACCACGCGAGACGGACAGAAATGGGTCAGAGACGTGCAAATGCTGGCCCAGGCGGCCATCAACCAGCAGGGGTGGCAAAAGAGCACAGACGAAAAGCTGGTCGCCGAGGTGATGATCTACTGGCCGACCCGCCGCAAACGAGACGTGGAGAACGTCGGTAAGCTCTTGTGGGACGCTTTGGAGGGCATCGTCTACGAAAACGATCAGTGGCTGCTGCCGCGGTACATAGACTTCCAGGTGGACAAAGCAAACCCGCGGGTTGAGATCAAGTTTTACCTGTTGGGGGAGGGAGCCGCATGAGTACATCAAACGACTATTTTGCTGGTCCTGAAGGAATCTTGAATCGGAACAAGCTGAAAGGTAGCCCCGCTGGTGAGGTAAAAACCTACCACCTAAGCGCGGAAGAGAGACAGCAGTTGATTGAAAAGTACGGTCCCATACTGAGAAAACGAATTAGCAAGACAACGATCATTCGTGACTTTGACCGAAATACCGGCAGCTACCATGGATAGGCACGACCATCGCCACCGAACAGTTCCCGGACGTGGCGGTAAACACGGACGTGTAAGTCGGGAAAGACGACAGCGACTTCGCCATTGGCCAGTTGTAAGCAGGAAACTTGTTCGAGTGTAAACGGGATTTCCCTGCTGGCTAATGTCTCGCGTAGGTAGTTAAGTTCACTCCATGGTACCGAGTAGTAAAACGACTTTTTCATATGCTCACGCTCCTTTATGTGAACGTAACACGGAGAGTTGGGACAAAAAAAGAATGTGCGGTCAGAGTACGATTTCAGTCTGTAGGATGGGAACACACGCTCAATTGAGGGAAGAGGGGGCGTATCAGTGGCAAGATCACCACTTATCTGGTTCGGCGGGAAAGGGAAAGTTGCGCAGCATATCATCAGCAGAATGCCTTCCCACTCCTGTTACGTTGAACTATTCGGAGGCGCTGCCCATGTGATCGCTCAGAAGCCTCCGATAACGAATGAGGTTTACAACGACATTGACGGTGAAGTGGTCAACTTCTTGCTGGTGGCCAGAAGTGAACCAAAACGGCTGCGGGAAGCCTGCAAGTCATTACCATACAGCAGAGCGCTCTATGAGAAATGGAAAAGAGAGGAGCCGCCTGCGGACGACTTTGAACGAGCAGTCAGATTTTTCTACGTGAACAGATCCGGGATCGCCAAGGGGAATTCAGATTCCGCCTTCTCTACTGATACAGGTTGGCGGCATAGTAAGGAACATAACACGGCCAGGACGTATCAATCAGCCTGCAAAGTAATCGAGTCATTTGCAGAACGAATGAAGACGGTCATGATCGACAATCGTGATTTCAGGGACATCGTCAGGGTGTACGATTCCCCAACCACTTTGTTCTATGTGGATCCACCGTATATCGGTCGGGAGAAGTATTACGCATTGACGGAGGCTGACAAAGAGGACCCAGACCGGCTGCATCGAGATTTGGCTGAAATCCTTAACAGCATCCAAGGCAAAGCGATCATCTCATATTACGACCACCCACTACTGAACGAACTGTACTCGAGCTGGCGCCGCGAATCTTTTTCTTCAGCTAGACAAGTGGTCAACGGTAGAAACAATATCGCTGAGGAACTACTGCTGATGAACTTCGAAGATCAGCAGATGACCATTGAAGACGTGATTTAACACAACTCGCATTGTGGAAAGAGAGGAGGGGCCGAATGCGGTTCACAAGAGAAATTATCGTCGATAACTTCGCCGGCGGAGGCGGGGCATCGACCGGCATTGAAATGGCAACGGGACGATCGGTTGACATTGCGATCAACCACGACCCTGCAGCGATCGCCATGCACCGCGCGAACCATCCAGAAACGGAGCACTACTGTGAGTCAGTGTGGGACGTGGATCCTCGCGAGGTAACCCGGGGCCGCCCGGTGGGATTGTGCTGGCTGTCACCGGACTGCACCCACTTCTCCAAAGCAAAGGGCGGGAAGCCCCGGGAAAAGAAGATCCGCGGGCTCGCATGGGTGGCACTCCGGTGGGCGGCAACGGTCCGGCCGCGGGTGATCATGCTGGAGAACGTCGAGGAGTTCACAACCTGGGGGCCACTCGATAAAGACGGATACCCGGATCCAAAGCAAAAGGGGAGAACGTTCCGAACATTTGTAAATGCGCTGCGCCGGCAAGGGTATCAAGTTGATTGGCGGGAGCTGCGGGCGTGCGACTACGGCGCGCCGACGATCCGAAAGCGGTTCTTCCTGGTTGCCCGGTGTGATGGACGACCGATCGTCTGGCCGGAGCCGACGCACGGAGACCCGGAGAGCGCCGCGGTGAAGAGCGGGAAACTGAAACCTTGGCGGACGGCAGCTGAGATAATTGACTGGTCGCTGCCGTGCCCGTCGATATTCGAACGGAAGAAGCCCTTGGCGGAGAACACGCTGCGTAGGATCGCCCGGGGGATTCAAAGATTCGTGGTCGAAAACCCGCGCCCGTTCATTGTGCGAATCGGTCAGACCAGTTTTGGTGGAGATCGGCTGCAATACCAGATTGATCAGCCACTGACCACGATCACAACGAAAGCGGAGCATCTGCTGATCGCACCGGTGATTGCCCGGCAATTCGGCCAGTCAACCGGCCACAGAGCGGTTGAGCCACTCGGCACGATTACGGCCGGGGGTATGGGGAAAAGTCAGCTGGTCGCGGCGTTCCTGTCCAGTTACTACGGAGAGACGTGGCCGGGTGAAGCCCGGGGGTCCCGACTGGATGAACCGGCGCACACCGTAACCGCCGGCGGGAACCATTTCGGCGAAGTCAGGGCGTTCCTGATGGCGTACTACGGGACCGGGGTCGGCCAGACACTGGACGAGCCGTTGCACACCGTGGTGACCAAAGACCGGTTCGGGTTGGTCACAGTGCATGGCCGCGAGTACCAGATCGTTGACATCGGTATGCGGATGCTGGAGCCACACGAGCTGTTCGCCGCCCAGGGATTTCCCGACACCTACATCATAGACCGGGATGCGGACGGCAAGTCTTACCCGAAATCAGCGCAGGTTGCACGCTGCGGAAACTCTGTGCCACCGCCGTTCGCCGAGGCTTTGGTCAGGGCGAACCTGCCAGAACACTGCACCGGTACCGGCAACGCAGCGGCGTTCGAACGATATAAGCAGCCGATCGGCCAGATGGCGCTGACGGTTTAACCGGTGGGTACAAATTGTGTAGGGAAGAAAGGAGAGGAGGATCGTGGCCAAACTCAGTCCGGTTATGCAGGAAGCATTGGATGTTATAAAGCAGCATGGACAACTCATACGCTGGCCAGGAGGGTATTGGACATTTAAAGGTGTTCCAGTAAAACAGTCAAGATACCAGCTTGTAGAAGCTGTTCCAGAATGGTGGTGCGGTACTTCAACGGTTAAAGGATTGGAAAAGCGCGGATATGTCAGGATTGAAGGATTTAAAAGATGTGTTCTAATCGAAAAGAATTTTACACAGTAGTTAGGGAGGAAAGAAGCATGCGGACAGAAGCACTGAACGGCCTTAAAAAAGGCGACCGTGTACGGCATAAAAAGAGCAGCGGAAACAACCACTGGTATCAACGGCTGAACAATGGGACGGTTGATGACGTGTCCTTGAGCGGGAAACAGGTTTATGTAAGATGGGGCGATGAACGGGGCAATTACCTTCATTGGGCTAGATACAGTTGCGATGCTTTGGAGAAGATAGGGGGCGAGGTAGGATGACCGAGCAACAGATCATCGAAACGCTGGCAACGAAGGTGATGGGGTGGAAAATAGATGGGGTTGCCTATGTGAAGGCAGACAATCCTGATTATATGGTTGGCGTCCAGGTAGCAAACTGGAACCCACTCCAAAACATAGCCGATGCGTGGATGTTGGTGGAGAAACTTTACATCGGCGTAATTCCGCAGTCTCCAGGAGCGCCGGAGGATATGAAATTCCTTGCGGTATTAGAAACCCATCCATACGACTCAAATATTGAAGTCTACGCGAAAACAGCACAAGAAGCGATCTGCAAGGCCGCACTGGAAGTCTTAACACAACGGTAAATAAAAAAAGTCCCTTTAGAGGGGACTATATGTCAAGTCTCAACAATCGACGACGTCTGTTTGTTATTCACTTCAGCACTGGATTGTGATTGTCTCATCACCATATAAATACGAGTCTGAATCTCAATTAGCTCACCAAGCCCCATTGAAATCATGCCAACTGAAACAGTGATTATACTAAGTAGAGCAGCCAAATCCCAATTGTATGACAGGCCAATCCAATAGTCACCTACTAAACCTAAAATAAACATGAACCAAGCGAAAAATCGTAGTCTCTTTGAATGCTTATTTGTATAACTCTTAAACACATTTCTTCCCCCCTTCACTATTTTATAAGAGTATGCCAAATTATTTGCACAATCAGAAGATTGCCTATGTATTAGACGCGAGAATTGGATAATAGTTACACAATGTTATTTTTCAAAACACACGACTTGATAAATGGGGGTAGATCAGAAAATGAAGAAAACAGCAATTGAGATTGGAAAATCCTATTCGAACGGACACCCAATAGGAAGTCAATATCGGACCGTCCGGAAAGTATTATCCATTCATACGGACCATTACATTTACACCGACCGCGAAGAAACACTGGTTCGTTTTCTGTGCACAGATGGAAAGTATCCTGACAAAGGAAAAGAGAGGGTGATCACGCTTCAAGCCGTTTGCATCCTGGGCGAAAGAGATTGTTTCTTAACAAAACATTACTTGTAAAATAAAAAAGCCTCATAACTGAGACACGGTTTACTTATTATTTTTGGTTATTATCACATTGGGAACCACAGTGAATGTTGTGGAACCCAATGGTGAGTTATAGCTTCACCAATGCCAAACAGAATGCGAGAAATGCGATAAGCATTACCACTCTGTTCATCTCTTCACCTCCCCTCGGAGGTATACGGACAAGGTATCACAATGAAAAATCATCCGTCAAGCAAAAGAAAAGCCCCTAAGCAGGAGCCCGAAAAAATGTTCGCACCACCATTATAACACGGGTAATTGGACAGGGGGAACGGAAGATGAGCGCTGTTGAAAAACAAGAGATTGTGGTAAAATATCCCTTAGAAAAAGGTGTCAGAGTGGTTATCATCGAGGACGGTAACATCGTGGAAAGCTGCAAGTTGGAAGCTCATCACAAGTTCACGATCATAACCCAGGATGACAAGCTACTTGATACCGAGGAAACCAAACGGAAGCGTTACAGAAAAGCCAAATAAATAGCCTGACCGAAAAGCGGAGGGCGTCAGAATCTTCACCCAAAATGGGTGTGTTCTGGCGTCCTTTTTATTTTGCCAGAGAGGAGGGACGGGCCTTGGCAAAAATTAGAGACATCATGGAGTTCAAGCAGAAGAGAGAGAAAAAACCGATCAACTATGCCGAGCATGTCCAGCGCGCGCAGGAACGGCTACGGCAGAGAGAAAAACAACGGAAACAGCCCGGGCAGCCAGCGGAAGAAATCTCACTGGAAGAGTACCGGCGTTTGATGGGAGATGTGGGGGCGCGGCGATTCCTTAAAGACCGGGGTAACAGGCGCAAATAGACGCAATGGGAGGGGTTCTCATGCAGGGATTGCTTCGGGAATACAAAGAGACTAGGAGGGCTCTGGCACGTGCCTACGAAGCCCGCAGAGAAGGCGAGAAGGTGCTGGATGACCAGGCATTAGCTGAGCGGCAAATCATTTCAGAGATGATCGGAGATGTTGCTTTCGTCATTGAATGGTTGGAGACCGGGCGCCGACCGGGGAACAAGCGGGGAGTGGAACGTTTGGCTGCTTATCAGCGCGAGAAACCGATGGACCCGATCCGCATGCAGGCTTTTGTTTCGCGATCGACCGCAGGCAGCCCGGCCAACTTGACAGAGTGGGAACGGCAGCAAATCGAGGATGCGCTGTGTACTCTTAGCGATCGGGAACGGGAGTGTTATGTGCTGGCGCACGGGGAATGCTTCACTCATGCGGAGATTGCAGAACTGCTAAATATCTCAGTCAGCAGTGTGGAAACGTACATTAAGAGAGCAAGCGCTAAGATTACAGAAAGAACAATGACCAGCCTGTTCCTTGTTGGATAGGCTGGTCTGTTTATTTTTATGCTTTATTTATTGGCGCCGATCGTTCACGCCGAGGTATTGTTTCAGAGCATCTTGAAGGATGTGGGAAAAATTGACCTTATGCTCCAATGCTAGGTCATCGAGCCACTTCGGAATGGTGAGTGTTTTCTTAACGGCCTTCTGCTCCATTTCGTCGCGGAAAGGTGGCATCCATACCTCAACAAGTACCACGACTTGATTAGGCTCCACTTTTATATTTTTAATTTTTGTAGGTTCGGGAATTGCATCCCCATCTTGCTCCATGCCGTAAAGGTGTAGAGCCATGGCCTCTTTTGCCATACGCAACGCGTCTTCGTCGTCATCACCGCAAGTAATGCAACCAGGTAAATCGGGAAATTCAATGGATATTCCGTCGTCTGCGTAGTCAAAAATTGCAGGATAAATGTACCTGTCATTTTTATTAATTTTGGATTCAACCATGTATATTAACCTCCTTTGCAGGGGGAGGAGGTTTATTCCTCCTCGGTTAGCCCTGCTTGTTTGAGAATGCTTTTGATCGTTTTGAGTGGTAGGTCTTTCTTCGGATGGGGTATCGTTACCCTGCCCTTTTTTGTCGGATGTTTGAACTGTTGGTGGCTACCTACCGTATGTACCAAGTACCAACCGTTCTTCTTGATTAGTCTGATTAGGTCGTGTGACGAAAAACTTTTCAATGTCCCTCCCTCCTTGATTTAATTATAATACACAGATTAATACGTGTCAACATACGTATTAAAAATGCATTTTATTATTTTTAGTTTCAATGAGTCATTCTGTCGGGTAATTGCCACCTATAAGTGAAAGGAGCTTTCTTTCACGAGAACCCCCCTTTTCACCTTCATGGAGACGGGGCGGGATTTATGCGTCAAAGCAGGAATATACCACCAAACGTCTAAGTACACTAACGTATAGAATCTAAGGAACGGGATGCATGCATGGAAAAGTTAAGGGACTCAGATGTTCGAGAGGTTCTTCTCGAAAAGTTACAAGCGAAACATATTCAAGAACCAGATACACTGATAATCAATGAGATGGGAATCTGTCTTGGGCAGTCACGCATAGATATTGCGGTGGTTAACGGAGTAATCCACGGATATGAGATTAAGAGTGAGAGCGATACCCTCAGTAGACTGCCAAGTCAGATGGATGATTATAACAAGGTATTTGACAAAGTGACAATTGTTACTGCGCATGATTATCTGGACAAGGTAAAAGAAATGGTTCCAGATTGGTGGGGTATCATTGTTGTCACAAATAAAAAAGGACAGGCAAGAATGAAGTATGATAAAAGGGGGAGGAAAAATCCCTCGCAAGATCCATATTCGCTTGTTCAATTACTCTGGAGAGATGAGGTACTCGCTCTCCTAAAAGAAAAAGGCTTGCACAAAGGTGTCTTGAGCAAGCCAAAAAATGTGTTATACGAGAGACTTGTGGAGCATGTCCCTATGGGTGAACTGAAGCAATTGGTGAACCAGACGTTGAAGAGCCGTGAAGGTTGGCGAGTTCGTTAATAACCAATGTCAGATGGTGATTTGCGGTAGCACGACGCCATGTTTCATGACTACCAGTTCCTACACCGTTTTGTTGATGGGCACAATCATAAATGTACTGATCCCCATAAGAGTACCCTGCTCCGATATATTCGGGATGAGCAATAACATCTTTCGCTAACGAGATATATTGCTGGAACCCGCCAGGTCCTCTAGTTGTCGCCCCCCTGAAAATAAGGAAATTGTCATTCACCACCGTGTAACGAATAGTGGCGGCTACTTGCATGTACGAAGGGTCGAATTCACCATATGTGGGGTTGTTGATTGTATAATCACCAAACGTAGGAATTCGGCCCAACCCATTTTTGAATTTGATAATGTGTTTGTATACCTCCCATTCAACACGAGTAATGGCTGATAAAGTATTTGGTCTCATTCGAAGAATTGCTGGCATGGAAGTTCCAATAATACTGAAGGTACGCCAATCAGTTAAATGTGGAAATTGTATTATGTTCAGAATTATTTGAGAAAAAACCGCAGATGAAGTATCGTCCCCTACAAAATCGTAATCAAGCACTAAATCAACATCATTGGGTGTTAAGTCCATGAACGCAAGTAACCCGTTAATGTGTCGCATGAGGGTATTCAAATCGTTCAATTCACCCCGCTTTATTCGAAGGCAAAAGCCTCTTCCATAACGAGTGATCACGTCCTTTAATGAGTCAAAAAAGGGATCGTAGTGTGCAAGATTAGCGACAGGGATTGCTATTGTGCCATGATTTTCGATGTCATCAATGATGTACTCCAAAAAGTGCTGTCCATTACTCATTGAAAGCTGTTCGTCAACTTCTAATTGGGTACAATCAATAAAAATAGGAGCGGTCGAATTCCAAGCCTGAGTAACCTCTCTTCCAATTCCATTTAAGTTTGATCCTAATATCGTGGACCGATCTTCAACTTCTCCATAGGATATCGGAGGGATTTCTACTATAGGTGTCATGTACTGCTTAAGTGGTTGGGCAAGATATTCAAGTGCTTTTTGCTCACCTCGTTTCCACTTCAGAACGGGTACATAGTGTTTGTGGTCAAACATGACTATTTCAACCTCCCGTGAAATTTTGTTCATTCGCAATGTGTGTTCTCCAATTTAGTACTATTTTCCTGTTGGTTGTCATAAATTGTCGGACGAAAGTTGTAGGTTAACAGTCCTTTCTGCCGAAGTTACTGGTGGGAGGTGATTCGATGTTCGTTTTAAACCAGAAAGAAATTATACTCAGTATGCTCAACACGATGATATTATTCGGCAAGGCATTCGTTAACGTGATGCCATGGTATGGTTGGATGATACTTGGTGCGATACCAATCATCAAGTTTGCTGAAAAGAAATTCAGAATTTTGACAAGGTAGTGTCTGTCAGAAGCATTCTCAATCTGAGAGTGCTTTTTCTTTTCCAAAACAAACTCAACCGGGTGGTGGTGATAATTGAACGCAGTTGAGCCGATACGTGACACTCTCGTGATTGAGGCGATCAATAAGGACCTCAGGGAAGAGAATCTCAAATACCATGCGCTTTTTAATGTCGGCATCTATACCGGCCTGAGGATTTCGGACATGCTCCGGTTAAAGGTGCGGGACGTTCGAGGGGAAGAGATAAAGATCAGGCAGAAGAAAAACAAGAAGTGGGTCATGCTTCCCATCCATCCTGATCTGCGTCGGGCAATCGCGGATTACATCGCAGACAAAGACGACGATGACTGGTTATTCTCCAGCCGGCAGCGCAAACAGAAGTTGAAAGTAAAGCGCGAGTTGGACCGCAGTACCGTCTACAAAATGCTGAACAAGGTGTGTCGGAAATATGGCCTACGATCAATTGGCTGCCACACCACACGCAAGACCTTTGGCTATCACCTGTACATGGCCAGCGAAAAGAACATTGGACTTCTCATGGAGATATTCGGCCACAGCGATCCGTCGATCACCTTGCGATACATCGGTGTCACCCAGGACACCATCAACAAGGCTGTCTTGAAGTTCAAATACAACAGTGCATCATAAATAGCCAGTGTGGAACTCGTTTTCTGAAAATGAATTGAAGCCGTGCCAGCTTTGAAAAAAATCGGGGTGCCTGAGTGCAACAGAATATAAGATATGGTGAACTGGAGTGATTTTTAATTTTTATGCAATAAAAAACGTAAAACGATCAAATGAAGCCCGAAATTTCACGCTGAAAAATCAGTCGTATCAAGGGTTTGTGAGGTCGGGAAATAAAATTATAAATATACAAATGGCAGTGATGATGTATGAAGCACACCAAAGCGTTCTACAAATCAGCAGCCTGGTTGAAGTGCAGGGAGTACGTCCTTAACAGGGACAACCACCTTTGTCAGCTATGCTTGAAAAGAAAAAAACTGACTCCAGCGAACACGGTGCATCATATCAAGCCGCTGGAAGAGGCGCCGGAGCTTGCGCTTGATCCGAATAACCTGGAGAGCATCTGTCCCTCGTGTCACAACAAGGAACATCCAGAGAAAGGCGGAGGGAAAAAGATACCGGAGAGGAAGCGGAAGGCGTTGGTGATCAAGATGAAAGCAAATGAAGAGGTGTGGTAGGGGTACCCCCCCTACCCTCCAAATTTCAAGGGGCACCCACCGGGACCGGCGGGGGCCCCTTCGTTCACACCGCGGACAATTTTTCATGAAAGGGGGGATACGACATGGCGGTGCCAACGGCAAAGTTATTGCGTGAATATTTAGGTGATGACTATAAAGAGTCGGACGAACAACTGATCAAGCTGTACGTCGAAACCCACCAGTTTTACAGACGTCTGCAAAAGGAAGTGAAAGAGTCCGACTTGATGTACGAGTACACCAACAAGGCCGGGGCAAAAAACTTGGTTAAAAATCCTCTATCGATCGAGCTCACCAAGACGGTCCAGACACTGAACAATCTGCTGAAGTCGCTGGGATTGACGCCTGCCCAGCGAAAGAAGGTTGTGAATGGCGATGAAGATGACTTCGACGATTTCTAATTCAACGGGATCTGTTCATGTGCTTACGAAAGCCTCTCCAGAATTGCTGACCACCTGGTACGCCGAACAAGTCGTGAGTGGCAACATTATTGCCAGCAAAAAGGTGATATTGGCCTGCCAGCGCCACTTAAACGATTTGAAGAGAGCAGGTACGGACGATTTTCCGTATGTTTTTGATCCAGAGCTCGGTCACCGGCCAATCAGATTCATCGAGAAATATTGCAAGCCGTCGAAAGGGAATTTCAAGCAGCTCATTCTTCAGCCATGGCAGCATTTTGTGTTGGGCAGCCTATTTGGATGGGTCCACAAAGGTACCCGATTGCGACGGTTCAAAGAGGGGCTTATTTTTGTCGCCCGAAAAAATGGTAAGACCACGAAAATTTCCGGAGTCTCGTTGTACGGTGTTAGCAAAGACGGTGAGCATGGAGCTGACATCCCACTCCTGGCCAACTCCATGAAGCAAGCCAGGCTTCTTTTCGATGAAGCCAAAGCGATGGTGAAGGCTTCGCCTAAGCTGAGAACACGATTCCGACCTCTTCGGGAGGCCATCCACTACGACAAAACCTTCTCAAAGATCGAACCGCAGGCGTCCGACTCGGAGAAGTTGGACGGTTTGAACACGCATATCGGTGTGTTCGACGAGATCCATGAGTACAAGGATTACAAACTGATCAACGTCATCAAAAACTCCAGAGCATCGAGGGAGCAGCCACTGCTGATTTACATCACGACTGCCGGTTATCAATTGGATGGTCCACTGGTGAACTACTATGAGCAGGGCACAGACGTCTTGAATGGCGTGATCACTGATGAAAGAACGTTCTATTATCTAGCGGAGTTGGATGATGAGAGCGAGTTTGATCAGCCTGAGATGTGGGTTAAGGCGAATCCGAATATGGGTGTTTCGGTTAAGCTGGCTGACATGATTGAGGATTGGGAAAAGGCAAAACGAACGCCCTCTGAGCGCAGCGACTTCATCACCAAAAGATTCAATATCTTTGTCAACAACTCGGAAGAGTCCTTCCTGGACTTCGACACATTGAAACGAAACAACAAGGTACGCGATCCAGACGAGTTTCGTCACATCCCGTGTGTGGGAGCCTTCGACTTATCCGATTCGGAGGACTTCACCAGCGCCTGTCTGGAGTTCCCAATCGTTGAGACTGGGGAGGTATTTGTGATTTCCCATTCCTGGGTGCCGGAGAAAAAGGTGCTGCTGGAGAACGAAAAGATTCCATACCGGGAGTATGAAAGAGACGGCTTATTAACCATTGTGGAGGCCGAATATATCCGAAAGGAGCTCATATTCGATTGGTTCGTAAAACAGTCGGAACGCTTTATTATCGAAAAAATCGCGTATGACCCGGCCAAAGCGTTTGGATTGGTTGAAGCCTTAAACAACTATGGTTTCAACACGGAGGTCGTCAGACAAGGGTACCTTACTCTTGGCCCAGCGGTAGACGACATCAAGGAACGCTTCATCGACGGCAACGTGATCTTCAACAACAATCGCCTGTTCCGTTGGTATGTGAACAACGTCAAGATGGTTGAGGATCGAAATCGCAATAAAATACCGACGAAAGTGGGTCGCTACCGGAAAATCGACGGGTTTGCGGCCCTTTTGAATGCTCACACAGAGGTTATGAAGCGCCTGGTAAAGGCCGAACCGAGTGGAACTGTTGAGGTTGTATCTATTAACGACCTGTTAAGGGGGTGATCAATAAATGAAACTGCGGGACAGACTCAAAGTAGCGTGGAATGTGTTACGAAACAACTACAGCGGGACAGGATACGATTTCAGCAAGTGGTTTTCACCGGTCAACATTTTTGCAGGGTCTGAGAGCAACACGCTGGCGAGTAATGAGACGATCTTTGCTGCCGTTTCCCGCCTGTCAAATTCAATGGCAAGCCTGCCAGTGAAGCTATATCGTGATTTCTCTCCTGTAAACACCCGGATCGCGGATCTTATCGCAAACGCACCCAACCAGAGCATGACAAGTTTTGAGTTCATCCGCACTCTGGAGGTTATGCGCGATACATTCGGAAATGGATACGCTCTTAAGATGTATGATGATCGGTTCCAGGTCGAGCAGTTACTACTGATTGATCCAAAGCGGGTGGAACCGGTAATCGAACAAAAAACAGGGGAACTGTGGTATGAGATCGACACTCCAGAGGCGCGGTATTACGTGAACAACATGGATATGATCCATGTAAAACATATCGCCAACGTCGGGCGATCGATTGCTTACAACGCTGTAGCCATCAAGGGGATCAGCCCCATCGATGTGTTGAAAAACACGGTTGATTTTGACCGGAAGGTTCGGCAGTTCAGTCTTGACTCCATGGACATGGCTGTCAAAGCGTCATTCATCCTGAAGATGAACACCCAATTATCAAGCGATAAGAAAAAAGAGATTCTGGCCAACTTCAAGCAATTTTATCAAGAGAACGGCGGCGTGATTATCCAGGAGTCTGGAGTTGAAATTTCCCCGATCAAGCGCGATTTTCTGGACACGAAAGTGTTTGAAGTGGAGAAAATCACCCGTTCACGCGTAGCCACCGTCTACAACATGCCCGTTCATATGCTCGGGGAGACGGAAGGGGTCAACTACAACAGCATGGAGCAGCTGTCGCTTGATTTTGTGCAAAACACGCTCGTTCCGATCGTTCGCCAATATGAGCAGGAATTTAACCGTAAACTTTTAACTCCGCAAGAGCGCCTGAAAGGACTGTACTTCAAGTTCAACTTAGGCGCTCTTTTACGTGGCGACACCAAAACCCGTGCAGAATTCTATTTCAAAATGATTCGCTCCGGCGGTATTACACCAAACGAGATGCGGGCATGGGAAGAGCTTCCGCCACTGAAAGGCGGAGACAAACTCTACATGAGTAAAGACTTGGCACCGATCGACGATCCAACCAGGACGGGAAAGGGGGTGAAACAAGAGTGAAGGGAAAACGGTTTTGGGAGTTCAAGAATGCCGCAAATCGAGCAGCCGAGTTGTATATCTACGGGGACATCGTCTCTTACAAGTGGGATGAGTCCGACGTGACAGCGCAGAGCTTCAAGGACGAACTGCAGGCCCTGGAAGAACACGATATCCTCAATGTGTACATCAATTCTCCGGGTGGTTCGGTGTTTCAGGGGCAAGCCATTCATACGATATTGAAACGACACTCAGCTCGTGTGAACGTTCATGTGGATGGTGTAGCTGCATCCATCGCCAGTGTGATCGCCATGGCCGGAGATGCGATTTACATGCCTCGGAACGCCATGATGATGATTCACAATCCTTGGACGTTTGCGATCGGCAATTCAAACGACTTGCGGAAAATGGCCGATGATCTGGACAACATCAGGGAAAGCCTCATCGAAGCGTATCTGAGCAAAACGGGAGAAAAAATGTCCCGGGAGCGGTTGATTGAAATCATGGATGGGGAAACCTGGTTGACCGCACAACAATGCTTTGACTTCGGGCTCTGTGACGAGATCCTGGAAGCCAAAGAGATTGCAGCCAGCGTCAACACAGAACTGATTTCACGATACAAAAATGTCCCCGAATCACTGGTCGCGGCATTCCAGAAGGTAGACAACAATGTGCTGGATGAAGAAAAGCGACAAAAAATGCTGGCTGAATCCAAGCAAAATCTTGATCAATTAACCCTAATTTTAGGAGGTTTGTAGAATATGAAACCAAATGCCAAATTCCTGTTTCCGATGAACATCCAACTCTTTGCCGGCAGCACGCTGTATGAGCTGAAAGAGAAACTGGCCACTGTTGGCGCGCAGCTGCAGAGCATCGAGAGCCAACTGGTCGAAAAGCTGGCGAACCCTGCCGTTCCAATGAACGAGATCAATGACTTGAAAAACAAGAAAAACGATCTGCAGGAACGATTCAATCTGCTCAAAGAGCAACACGACAAAGCGGAACTGGAACAAAAAAATAAGCTGAAGCAAGAAAATCCGGTCGCTGTTGCAACTTCGGACAAGGAAAAATTGATCGCAGCCAAGGCAGAGTTCATTCGTGCTGCCATTCAGGGCCGCCCTGTTTCCCAGGATGCTCTGAACGCGTTGCGGGCTCTCCCGGGTGGCAATGCAACCGGCGGTGAAAAGTTCCTTCCGTCTACGTTGAGCAGCGAATTGGTGTCCGAGCCGTTCGTCACCAACCCACTGCGTAAAGTGGTCCGAATCACGAACATCAAGGGCCTCGAAGTCCCGAAAATTGCATTCAGTCTGGATGACGACGACTTCATTACGGACGAGCAAACCGCAAAAGAACTGCAACTGACCGGGGACAAAGTTACGTTTGGCCGACACAAGTTCAAAGTATTCGCCGCCATCTCCGATACGGTTCTGCATGGATCTGATGTCGATCTGGTGAACTACGTGGAGAATGCGCTCCGGTCCGGTCTCGCTGCCAAAGAGAAAAAAGTGTCCTTTACTTCTGCTCCGAAGGCCGGCGAAGAGCATATGAGTTTCTACTCGACGGGAGCAGCTGGCACTAACATTTCTGTCGTAACGGCAGCGGATAAGTACAAGGCGATCAAGGCCGCGATCGCTGCCCTTCCGGAAGACTTCCGGGAAAATGCGTCGATCATGATGCGGTACTCGGACTATGCCGACATCATCGAAACACTGGCCAACGGAAATGCCACGCTGTATGATGCGCCTCCGGAGCGCGTACTTGGCAAGCCGGTCATTTTCAGCGACGCTGCTGTGGATCCAATTGTGGGCGATTTCAACTATGCCCGACTGAACTATGACGGTGATCTCATTTATGAAACGGACAAGGATGTGAAATCCGGAGATTATCTCTTTGTCCTCACAGCCTGGTTTGACCAACAGATCCTCCTGAAATCGGCATTCCGAATCGCCAAAGTAGCACCTGCAGTGTAATTGGAAGGTATGTGCCATGCCTTCCATTGCCGAACTGAAAACGTATCTCCGGATTGATGGGAGCGAGGATGATGAAATCCTCGCTCTTCTCATGGATGCAGCCAAGGAGTATTTGCGGAACGCAGGAGTCGTTGAACCGGAAACAACTTCACGTCTTTATGACTTGGCTGTGATGCTTTATGTTGCCCTTCACTATGAAAATCGTGATCCATCGATGAAAATGGACCGATTTAGCTTTGCCCTGGAAAGTATCATTCTGCAGCTGAAAAGCGGTATTTGAAAGAGAGGCGAAAATAAGTGGGTACGTACCTGGTCTTGACCGAATTCATTGATAAGTTCACCAATGTTTATTATGCGGCGGGGAGTGAGTATGAAACACCCGATGAAGATCGTGCAAAGCACCTGCAAAAACTTGGGTACTTGGGAGAAGAAATAATGGAACGGGACGATGACGACTTGGATCAACATCTGAAACCACTCGCCGGCGGTTACTATGTCCTCCCGAATGGTGAAAAAGTACGCGGCAAGGAAAAAGCCATAAAGGCATTGAAGCAGCTCGATGAAGGTGAGCTGGATGAATCCAGCAAAGTATAACCGGCGCATCACGCTGCAGCAGAAAACCACGCACACAAACAGCGAGGGTATTTCTTCTGAAGCATGGACGGACATCATCACGGTTTGGGCTGCACGCGAGTCACTGCGGGGCCGTGAATTCTTTGCGGCAGCAGCGGTCCAAGCGGAACATACGGTTCGATTCCGTATTCGATACCGAGAAGGTGTGTCGTCAGCCATGCGCATACTCTCGGAGGGCAAGGTGTACGAAATCATATCCCCACCGATCGAGGGAGAAGGGCGATCTCGCGAATTGGTGTTGATGTGTAAGGAGGTGACATCGAGTGGCTGAAATTGAACTTCAGGGGCTTGGTGACCTTCTCCAAACTCTGCAACAGCTAGAGCAAAATGTACAACGAATAGAGAACCAGGCCCTCCGAGCGGGAGCCAAGATTGTTCAGCAGGAAGCAAGCAGGCGTGCACCTCGCAGCAGAGCAAACAAAAAGCACCTCGCAGACAACATCGCGATCAGCAAAATCAAGTCCAAAGGCGGGGTCAAGCATGTAGAGGTGGGCCCAACTCCAGGCGACAACTCCGAGTTCTTTTACGGTAAATTCCTGGAGTTTGGAACCTCGAAAATGGCCGCGCGGCCCTTTATGGGACCAACCGCGGTCGAGAAGCGGAAAGAAGTCATTGACGCAATGGCAAACGTGATCAAGGCGGGGATGAAGCTGTGATCGACGTAAAACCAGAGATCGTGCGAGCGCTTGGCAGCAATCAGGCGCTCATTTCTCTTCTTGGCGGCCCTCGAATTTATCAATTGGTGGCCCCTATTCCGGAAGAGCTTCCTCGAATCACCTTATTTGAAATGGTGAATGCGGACAATTGGTTTGCCGACGACACTGCGTATGCCAGCAAAATCCACATACAGGTGGATGTCTGGAGCAAAGAAAGCACGACCGCCATCGCGGCCGAAGTCGACAAAACCATGAAAAGCATCGGATTTCAGCGGTATGCCTCAGCCGATCTGTATGAAAACGACACCAAGATTTTTCATAAAGCATTGAGATTCTCCACAAACAAGTTCATTGAAGAGGGTGAGTAGTTATGCCAGGAGTACAAATTGGCTTGAAAGAATTGCATTACGCGTTGTTGACCAAGGACGACAGCACTGGTGTCACTTACTCGGCACCGGTGAAAATCGCTGGGGCCATCAACGCCAAAATCTCCCCGAAAAGCAACACGGAAACGCTGTACGCCGACGATGGGCCAGCGGAAACAGCCAGCGCACTCGGGGAAATCGAAGTGGAATTGGAGGTCAAAGATCTCCCATTGACGGTTCAGGCTGCCTTACTCGGTCATACGGTGTCAAACGGGGTAATGGTCCGGAAAGCCGGCGACACGGCTCCATATGTGGCCATTGGATTCAAGAGCCAAAAAAGCAACGGTAAATACCGGTATGTGTGGCTGTACAAAGGGAAATTCGAGCTTCCGGAGCAAGAGTACAAGACAAAAGAGGATAAACCTTCTTTCCAAACTCCAAAAATCAAAGGCACGTTTGTCAAACGTGAAAATGATGAGGCTTGGCAAGTGATCGGCGACGAAGATGAAGTAGATTTCACAGCAGGCGCCACTTGGTTCAACGCAGTATATCCGCCAGCTGTATAAGTAGCGAAAAAAATGTGTAAGAGAGGGGAATACCCCTCTCTTTTTTGTGTTTTCGATTCCCTGAGGAGGTATGACAATGTCTGCAAAAGACCTGAAAGACGCCGGGGTTCCGGTATTGCTGGATAAAGAACGCCATCTGAAGTTTGATTTCAATGCGTTTTGCGAAATTGAAGAGAAATTTGGATCCGTAGAAAAAGCATTTGACTCGTTGGAGGGAAAGGAATTTAAGTCTATTCGGTTCTTGTTGTGGGTGGCGTTGATTCACGAGGACGAGTCCCTCACAGAGAAAGAAGCCGGCAAGCTGTTTACGCTGCGCCAGCTGCCGGAGGTAACGGAAGCGATTGTAGAAGCATTGAGCAAAGGATTGCCGGAAGCAAAAAACTAGATCCCCAATCCCCCGGAGATCAAAAGGCCGGCTGGGATTGGGCCGGATATTATTACATCGCCACCGTGGTCCTGAACATGAGCGATACAGCATTTTGGAGGTGCACACCACGGAAGTTTTTCCTTCTGTGGGATGTTCACGCGCGCCTGAACGGAGTCGCGGCTGAAGAAGAACCGACGGGATTTATTGACCAGGTGATCTAAAGGGGGTGATGATCATGTCTGAACAGGAAGTTGGTAAATTGGTCGTCAAGGTCGGATTGGATGGGACGGGGTTTCAAAACGGGGTCTCCAATCTCAATCGTCAACTGCGCGTGGTCCAATCAGAGTTTGAAGCGGCTTCCGCAAAAATCGGAAAGTTCGGTTCCAGCGCTGATGCATTGAGACTGAAGGCAGACTCGTTATCCAAGCAGATCGAGCTGCAACGGCAGAAAGTATCCGTCCTGCAGCAGGCTTTCGAACAGTCCGCGGCTTCAAAAGGGCGAGACGCGAAGGCAACACAGGACCTTGAGATTAAAACCAACAAAGCACGTGCTGCTCTGCATCAGATGGAAAACGCGCTGAAGAGCACAAATGCAGAACTGCAGAAGCAAGCCTCACTGAACAGCAGTGTGTCTCGGCTGCGGACGCAATTCCAGGGGTTAGCAGACCAGGTGAAGGGTAATTTTCAGACGATACGGGAGCATGCAGTCACCACCATGGCCGTGATCGGATCAGCTATTACCACTGGATTGGGCGCATTGGCGGGAGCAGGGGTGAAATTCAATGCGGACATGGAGAAGACCGCCATGTCCTTTGAAATTTTGCTCGGATCAGCCGAAAAAGCGAAGCAAATGATGGCCGATCTCAAGGAACTGGCCTTCAAATCGCCGTTCGAATTTCAGGGATTGGAAAAATCAGCGAAAATGCTCTTGGCCATGGGGTTTAACAGCCAGCAAGTGATTCCGATGCTATACACGCTCGGAGATGCAGTGGCGGCGGTCGGCGGTAACACCGCGCAAATGGAAGGCATCGCGCTTGCCATCGGTCAGATCATGACCAAAGGGAAAGTCTCAGCCGAGGAAATGAACCAACTAGCAGAGCGCGGTATCGGTGCATGGGACATCCTGTCGCAGAAACTGGGAAAAACCAAGCAAGAGCTGATGGCCATGGCGGCGGACGGAAAGTTGTATGCTGAAACCGCCATTCCGGCTCTTTTGGAAGGGCTTCAGGCTAGGGCCGGGGCCATGGAGAAGTTATCCAAAACCTTCAGTGGCATGCTCACGAATCTCAAGGAGTCGTTACGAGCGGACCTTGGAAACGCGACAGCTCCTCTTTTCGCTGTGCTTCGAGAAGATCTGGAAGGGGTGGTCCAAAAGCTCAACGAGATGCGACAAAATGGATCACTGCAGCAATGGAGTAAAGAGACCGGAAAGGCGTTGGTCAGCGTCTGGAACACGCTCAAAACAGTGGGCAGCGCGTTTGTATCCATCGCGAAAGCCATCAAGGACAACTGGTCTGTCATCGGTCCGATACTCTATGGTGTCACCGCCTCAATGGCTTCCATGAAGATCATCGGTACGGTGTCGTTCTTATGGAAAGTGTACAGGGACAGTGCTTTTGCAGCTACGCTGGCGCAACACGGCCTGAACGCGGCCTTACGAGCAAACCCTATCGGAATGATCGTTACCGCGATTGGCGTCCTCGTCACAGCCAGTTTTACGCTGTATAACGCCTGGAAGGAGAACTGGGGAGGAATCCAAGAGAAGACCCGAGCGGTTGTGCAGGTCGTCAAATCCTATTTTTCTGTACTGGTAAATGGGGTTCTGACCGAATTTTACGCTCTTCGAACCGGTGTATTGGCAATCATTAATCGAATCTTGAACTTCGTAAGACCTGTTGTCGATCTCATCGGTCAAATTGCCCCCGGATTTTCTGCAGGATTCAATAACGTGCAAAGAGCGATCGAATCCAGCATGAACGCGTCCGAACAGTCCATGAAGAAGTTTGCTGGGGAAACCGTCGAGTCCTTCGATAAGCTGATCACCGCGGGAAGCAACCTGAAAAAAGAATTCAGCTCATGGAAGACACCTGTGAAAGAAATGTCCATTCAAGATGAGATGCGTTCGTTGCGGGAACAAACGAACCAAACCAGACAAGAGGTTACGAAAACAACGCATTCATTCGCGGACTTGGGCAAGCAGGTGAAAGCTGCGAGCGACACTTCCAAAAAGGGTGCCAAGGATACCCGCGAGGAGTGGCAAAAAACATCGGACGGCTTAAAGGCAGCGGTGGAATTGGTGCGCGCTCAGTTTGAGATTTCCATGGCTCGGCTTGGGCAGGCAGCTCCGGAAGCGAAAAAGCTCAATAACGAGTTATTCTATCTCCGATTGGAATACGACAAGCAGAAAGCGGTTGTGGAGCGCGTTGCAAAAGGGTACCAGGAGATGGTGAACAACAAGAAAAAGACCACAAAAGAAGTCCTGGAGGCAGCAAAGGCATACGCGTCCGAAGCAAATACGCTGAATGACCTGGCCAAAAAAATCAGTGACGTTGAACTTGCTTTGGCCGCCAAAGGGTACGAGACCATGAAGGTCCGGGCCGAACTGGAGAAGTTAAATGCCCAAAATGAACTGGCGATCGCAAATTTAAGCGTCGAAGCAACTCGGTCAGAAGAATTGCGTGTGAAACTGCAGGGGCTCAACGCCACGTTATCAGAACAAACCCAACTGGTCAAAGCGTTGGAGCGCGAGTATCGCGCGATGCTTGCCGCGAAAGGAAAGGACGCGGAAGAGACCCACCGCGCGTACATGGAATGGATGAAGGCCAAGACGGAGCAAGCCAATCTGCAAAAGGAAATCCGAAACACCAACACCGAGTTGAAAAATCAAGCAAAGGAAATCCGCGCCTTAAAAGAAGAAGCAGCAAACGTGGCTCGAAAATACACAGAGGAATTGGCTCGGGCGCAGGAGGAATACCGAAAGAAGGTTGAAGAGACCAACCGGAAACTTGCTGAAGATGAGCGGCAGCTGACCGAACGGTATCAGCAGGAAGTAGAAAACCGGGCAAAATCTCTCCGCGATTTCGTTGGCCTGTTTGACGCGGTGACCAAGAAAAACGTATCGGGCACACAGCTGCTGGATAATCTCAAGAGCCAGGTTACGGCGTTTGAAGAGTGGCAAAAGAACATGCAATCCCTGGCAAACAAGGGAATCGACCAAGCCTTGCTGCAGGAATTGCGCGACATGGGGCCACGTGCGGGGGCCGAAATTGCTGCCCTGAATTCTCTTTCCGACGCGGAGCTAGCCGAGTACGTGGAGTTATGGCGGCAAAAAAGCCAAGCAGCGAAACAGGAAGCACAGCAGCAGCTCCAACAACAGCGGCTTGAAATGGAACAAAAGATTTCAGAGGTTCGGATAGCTGCTGCACAGCAGTTAGAACTGTATCGGCAGGAATGGGCCAAGAAAAACGCCGAGATCCGCCAGAATACTGAAACCGAACTGAAGAAAATCGAAGACAAATATCGGGAGCTTACCGGCAAATCCATGGCCCATGGCCGTGATTTTATGGTGGGATTCTCGGAAGGGATGAAGAGTCGTTTCAACGAGTTAACGCAAACGATTGACACCATGACCATCCTGGTTGATAAATCGATCTCGTTTGGAACGGAAAACTCATCCGATGGAGACAAGAAAGGCGCCAAATCGTTAAAGCGGGTATTCACCGAATTGGAAAACTCGGTGAAACAATCCATTCTGAACATCTCTCAATCCTCCCGTCAGTCCACAAGCGAAATGTGGGATCACATCGTCACAGTCTTTGCCGACGCAATTACCCGCATTCTGGCCACGTTGGCTGATCTGAGAAAGCAAATGAACGATCGGTGGGAAGAGATGCGAAAGGATGCCAAGGACATGGGGAAAAACATCATCCAAGGTTTGATCGACGGTATGGAATCCATGGCAACCAAACTCGCGCAACGAACCAAATCAATCGTTCAAGGGGCCGTATCCCAGGCTAAGGCCAGCCTGCAAATCAACTCTCCATCACGTGTGTTCAAGGAAATCGGGGTATTTACCATCGAAGGCTTCATCCTGGGTATTGAAAGCGGGATCGATCGCCTGCGCGCTGCCTCTACCCAAATGGCACTCGCACCGGTCCCCGGAAGCAGCGCAGCATCATATGGGGCGACGACCGCGAGCCGGAAATCAGACCTGAGTTCGCCACCGAGTGTGGTGAATCAGTATCAATTCGCGGAGGGAGCCGTTGTGATTTCGGTAAAAGATTTGATGGAATTGCAACGCGCTGCCGACTTTTTCAAACTGCTTCCACAAGTTGCGAGATCGGGCGGGTAATGCCTGCAGGAGGTGAATTTCTTTGCCAACAAACGCCTTTGTCATAGGGGAAAGGGTCGATAAACGCACCAAATATGAAAAGCACTTCCTGATGTCCGACGGTTCGTTTCAAATGCGGTTGAGTGGGGCGCCGGTTCATTACCAGGACGATAACGGGCAGTGGCACAACATAGATACCGATCTGTTTGATGAAGCGGATTTTGACATGTATGACGGTCCTGTATGCAAACATCAATGGGACGTGTTTAAAGCAAGAAGGCAAATTGCGCGCGGCGCGAAAGAAAAGCGAGTACTTGACCGGAATACATTTGATTTTCATGCTTTACGTCTACCCTTTGCAGTGATGATCCCACGCAATTTCAAGAAGGGGTATAGCATTGGGAAGGGCGAAAATAAGCTGCAATTTATCCCGGTGGGGGCATCTGTCTCCATCGGGAGGCTGAATGAAAATGATCGCAGCATCGTGGAGTACCAAGATGCCTGGAACGACACTGATGTTACCCTGAAAGTGACTGACCTCGGAGTCAAGGAGACCATTATCCTCAAAACCGATCGGGCACCGGTACAGTTCTCGTTTGAGGTCAAGGGACCACTTGCAGATGACCTCAGATCAGGCGAAATGTTTTTACAAAACGCCTGGCTCCAAGACGCGAACGGCGTAAAGCGAGACGTCTCCCAAACGGTACGTCGGGCTGGGGGACGGGTGTATATCGACTTGTCAGCGGACATCACGGGATTAACCTATCCCATTGAAATTGACCCTACCGTTGAATGGGACGGCTCCAGCTACGTGTATGACGCTTGTGTCAATGATTACAGTCCAACGAGCGTTGACAGTACAGGCACAAGCATCCGAATTGGCATGGAGGATATTTCCGGTTCAGGTGATGGAGTTTACCGACCAGTAAAGGGGTACATCCGTTTTTCAGGATGGAGCATACCTGCAGGCGCTACAGTCCAAAAAGCAGAGCTTTCGCTTTGGGCGTTGAGTTCATATGGATCGGTTGATTTTTGGGAGGGCACCAAAACCTCATTAACGAACTACAGTGATCCGCAGGGACCTTACGTTGCCTTTTCTGGATTCACTCCCAACGCGGAGTCTTTGATCAATATCACCAGTCTTTTTCTCGGCTGGCACAATGGCAGCAAGTCAAATAACGGCATAATGATGACGGGTGCGAGCAATGATTTTGCAGTTTGTTCCACACAGCACGCCACAACAAGTCGTAGACCTGCCTTGATCGTGCAATACAATACAATCCCTACCGCGCCTACTGTCATCAGCCCGAACGGGGGCGAGGTGTTCAATGCTGTACACGCCATTAGATGGACTGCGGGCAGCGATTCGCCGGACGATACTTATTTCTTGCAAACCACAACACAAACGTCTACGGTGATCGCGGCGGCTGCCGGCAACGCTTATGGACAAATTGTCACGTCTGGCTCTGCGGACCCCATCCGCCAAGTGAAAGTCCGTGGTGCATCCGGCATAACCGGAATGTCCATAGAGATTCGAAGTGTGTCCGGCAACACAGCGGGTGGAATCGTCTATGATTCGGGAGCAGCCACGCATGATGGATCCTACTATGTATTTAACCTGAACAAGCAGGTTTCATTTGCGCCAGGAACACAATTCGCGATTCAGGTCAATGTATCAGCGGGGGCCGGCAATCTATATGGATCCACGTCAAATGCCTACAGCGGAGGAAATTTCTACGCCAACGGCGTTGCCGACACAACGAAGGACCTCAACGTAGCCGTACAGCATGCGGTAAACAACACCTTTGACATCAGGTATCAGATACAGCTTTCCACAAATGGAGGGTCGACGTGGAAGGACATTGTCTCTTTAACGGGTCCCGGGGCAACCTCCTACGCTTATAACTTTATCAACGAACCCGAAACAGCAACGGCAAAGATTCGCATTCGTGCCTATGACGGCGCATCATATAGTGCCTGGGACGAATCGAACGCGGTATTTACCATCGATCACAACCTTGCTCCTACCGCGCCAACCAACCTGTCGCCCAACGGCAGTCCCGTCGACAGAGCGCAGGTCCAGCGTTTGTCTTGGCAGCATAATGATCCAAACGGGACGGATCCTCAAAGCAAGGCGGATCTGCAGTGGAGGCAACAAGGTGCTGGGTCTTGGAACAGCGTCACCATCCCAGGTAGCAACAACTACTGGGACGCACCGGCGAATACATTCCCATACGGCTCAATCGAATGGCAAGTCCGCACTTACGACCAGGACGGGGTTGCCAGCCCGTATTCCGCACAGGTCGCTTTCTTTGCGGGAAACAAGCCAACCCAGCCGGTAATATCCAGTCCTGTTAACGGAGCCAACATCTCTTCGTCGCGCCCTGCCATTCAATGGACAAGTCTTGAGCAAACAAAGTATCAGGCAAGGGCTGTCGACGCCTTCAGTGGGCAGACCGTGTGGGACAGCGGAGAAGTAAACAGTCCCGTAAAAGCCGCCACCATCGGCGTTGATCTAACAAACGGGAAGAGCTATAGATTGGAAGTTCGGATTAAAAATGCTGATGGGTTGTGGAGTAGTTGGGCAAGCATTACCGTGAATGTGAATTACACAACGCCGCCACGCCCCATCTTGACGATTTACCCCAACGCGATACCCGGTGCGTTGCGGGTTGCTGTAGAGAATCCTGCGCCCGTTGGATCTGAACCGTCACTGGTTACACAAGACCTGTATCGTCGCACATTTGGCCAGAACGACGACATTTGCATTGCCAGATCAGTGCTGCCGAATCACTACGTCGATGATTACAGCGTGGCCAGCGGCACGCGGTACGAATACTACATGCGCGCAACTGGTGATAATGCGTCAGTTGTTGACAGTTTACCTGCTACATCTGAGTGCTCATTGGTCGGCGTTTGGATCCATGATGTGAATGATCCTGCCAGAACCTGTGCCAATTTCAAGTTTGAGACTGGTGGCCGCGCGGTTAAATGGGAGACCAATGTTACCCTCATGCAGTTCGCCGGCAGAACAAAGCCCGTAGCCGACGTGGATGAAACGGATGTGGAAAATGTCGAGACGACACTTCGGATCGTGGATGACGGGTTGTACCAAAGACTCTTGAAGCTGATCAGGCGAAAAAGCATCGTATGTTACCGTGACGGCCGTGGCCGGAAAGTCTACGGGATCATCGACGAACTTCCAACGGATGACCAACGTATTGGTTATTCGGCACGCATTCGCGTAAATCAGGTTGATTTTTCCGAGGGGGTGTAAGCAGTGCAATCCCTTGCGATGAATGGATACTCAGTGGAGCAAGTGAAGGCGGCGCTGCATGCGCCCCTTCGCAAGCTGTCGTTTCGTTACGAATTGCTTGATGAACGCAACAGCAAAAAACGGGATCTCACCAATGTTCTGAACGGTTCTATTTCCTACAATGCGCTTGCCGATATAAAGCGGACGGCACGGTTCACGATGGCAAACACCGGATTCATTGAGCGAAAGAACGCGGTTGAAGAGGTATTGTGGAAGAACGTCCAGGGGAGCTCTGTTTTCCCGGGTACCATCCAAAAAACGCTGGCGACCAACAACTGGGGCGATGCAGGGGCACTGTCTGCACAGAAAATTGAAGCCGGTATGGATGCGTATGTGGAAACAGTGGTCGGCGAAACCAATACATCCCGTATGATCGGATTCAACAGCAACAACAGCAGCGCGCACTGGGATGACCTGGACTTTGCTTTTTACCTGCAGATGACCGGCGAATTAAAAGTGTATGAGTTCGGGGCCTACGTCAGTACAGTTGGTGCCTATTCAACCGGTGATGTTCTCAAAATATCGATCGACAACGGCGTTGTGAACTACTGGAAGAATGGAGATCTGGTGTACACCAGTCTAAACCGTCCCACATTCCCACTGTGGGTGGACTGCAGTATTTATGGCGCAGGCGGAACTCTTCAAAGCGTCCGGATCGGCGGACGTTTTTTATCTGAGGAGATCGATTTTTTGAAAGACCGGATCAAACCATATGTCCGACTTGAGATGCCGCCGTCGGTGATTTCGGCTGTGCCGCCGGACTTCTCACGTTCGAGCAGCGCTCGTGATCGCTACGGTTATGAAGTGGCTGCAGACCTGCCCAGGTTCGGCCCTGGGAAAATCCAACAGGCGATCTTGATCGAAGAAGGAACCACCAATTTGATCAACAGCCAAGGCGACGGAGCGGATAAGGACTGGACGAAGTGGAATCATTTCCTCAACACGAATTACTGGTCAGCAGCGGCGCAAATCGATGACCCGATCATGGGGAAAGTGTTCCAAGGGACGGCGCAAGATAGCCCATATCTTTACGACTACTCTGCCTACAGTTTTTCGGCAAACACCACCTATACACTTTCTGTTTACCTGAAAGCGGATAGACAGAAAACCGTCACGCTCATGGGCTATTTGCGCGGGAGTAGCGGGGCCAATCTTGCTACCCAAAATAAATCTGTCACGTTGTACCCCGATAAGTGGGTTCGCGTTGACTTTCAATTAACACCTGGACAGAACGATTCCGGAGCTGGCATTGGAATATGGTTCTCCTACGGGAATACCGGCACTGTGTACTTTGCAGCGCAACCTCAATTGGAGCCCAAGCAGCATGCAACGTCTTATATCGACGGAACCCGTTCCGCTGAGGTTTTAACCGTACCGACAACGGAAGTGCTATTCCCGGCCGAGGGCACTGTGGAAATGTGGCTTTACGTCGATTCTGCAGTTCATGGTGCCAACACGGGTTGGATGATCCCGTTCGCTACGGCTGACGTCGTTTCAAATCCGACCTACGCGGAACAAAATCAACTTTCGCTCCGAAAGAAAGATAGGAGCGCAACCTGGAGCGTCTTCACCAGTGACGCCACCGGCGCAACAACAACGATCGATTATCCCGCCATCGAAACGGGGTGGCACCACTTTGCGTTCAGATGGAAAGCCGGGGTCGGGTTGAAGCTGTATTTGGACGGAGCAGTTGTCAGGCAGCCATCACCATCTGATAGGCTGCCTTCCTCTTTCCATCCGACGTTGTATATCGGCAGCTGGGTAAACGGTCAGAATCAAGCAAACACCTTCATCGATGATGTTCGCATATCTTCCGTTGCTCGTTCTGATGTGGAAATCCTCGCTTCAGCCAAGGGAAGGGCGAAGGTTGACCAGCATACGACATACAAATTGGACCTTGATGGAAACTTGAACGCACAAACATATAAGAAATCGGGTTATGTAGAGTGGCCACAGGGTGTATTTTTGCTCTCAACGCCACCGCAAAAGGTAAGCCCTACCGGGGTGATCACCCGAGAAGTCGAGGCGTATGATCTGCTGCAGATTCTCCTCGACGATAAGATTGAACAGGTATATGCGGTCAACCAAGGAACCAATTACATCGTTGCCGTTAAAAACCTGCTGGATAGCGCGGGGCTCACCGGTCAAAATCTCACGGCCACAAATAAAACCATACCCGCCACCCGCGACTGGCCGCCAGGTACACCAAAGCTGAAAATTATCAACGAGCTGCTGGAGGCAATCAACTACATGGGGTTGCACATGGATGAGAACGGGAATGCGGTCGCGCAGCCATACGTGTCTCCGGTAAACCGCGCAAGTGAGTATACCTACCGCGACGACGAAGAATCCGTTCTTTTCCCTGAGATGGAGTACAGTCTCGACCTATTCGGGGTTCCGAACAAGTGGGTACTGGTCGTCAGCGAACCGGATCGTCCACCATTGGTTAGCATCTACACAAACAGTAATCCGAACAGCCCGACCAGTACGGTGAGCCGAGGACGCACGATTGTAGACCATCGGGAAGGTCTGGATGCTGCCGATCAGGCCACTCTGGATGCGCTGGCGCAACGGTTCGCGTTTGAAGCCTCGCAAGTGTACGAACAGGTGGATTTTTTTACGGCGATTATGCCATTCCACTCGCACGCAGACGTGTACACGTTGGAATACTCCACATTGGGCGTTGCCCATAAGTACAGCGAGGTGCAGTGGGACTACGAGTTGAAGGCCGGAGCGAAGATGAAACACCGGATCAGGAGGGTGGTATCAGTATGAATCCATCTGATTTTTTGGAGATCATCACCAAGAAAAGATCCGGATCCCCGGCGTTCCGATTAGCGACAATTCCACCCGGTTATTCCAGTGGTCGCCCGACGCTTATCTTTGACGGTCAGACAACGCCTACGGTTAAAACTTACCCGTACCTGTCTCGTTACACTCCGGCAGCGAATGATCGTGTTCTCGTTGCGATGGTTGGTCGAAGCGGAGTAATCATTGACAAGATTATCTAAAGAAAAACCTCGTCCTCGCGAGGTTTTTTAATTTTCATAAGCAGGGGGATGACGACATGCGTTTCTTTCAGGAATTCGAAAACATCTTAACCAAGGCAAACGCTGCAGCAGCTGTAATAGGGGCGGCGCTGGCTCCTGCACTCCAATACTTCTATGGAACAGGCAGAAAAGACATCATGGTTGTACTTCTGTTATGTATCGCATTCGATTGGATAACCGGGATCCACGCAGCCAAAAAGAAGGACAAGACATACTCATCCGAATATGGACTCAGCCGAATCCCTCGCACGATTTTTCTTTTGGGGCTCCCCGCCATTGGGAACCTCCTCGATCGGGCAATGGGTACACCCGGCTTTCTCTTCTACGGTGTAACATTCGGATTGATCTATCACACTTGGAACAGCCTGACGGCCAATGCTCATCGAGCGGGTTGGCCGGTCCCCAAAGCGGTAGCCCGGATGGTTGCGACAGAGATTCAGGCAAAGGCAGAGCGAGCAATGAAGCAAAGGGAGGGACGTTAGATGAAACTTATCGTATTGATCGACCCTGGACACGGAGCGGAAACACCTGGGAAACGCTCCCCGGACGGATCACTCCGGGAGTACGAGTTCAACCGCGATGTCGCCAGCCGACTTCAGAAGAAGCTACAGGCGGTCGGGATTAATGCCCGTCTAACGGTAACCGATGACACTGACATGCCGCTGAAGCAGCGTACTAATCTGGCACGGGAACTGAAGCGGAGAGGGTACGATGTCCTGCTCGTCTCTATTCACGCCAATGCGGCAGGGAACGGGTGGGGACCGGCGCGCGGCATCGAAACGTTCACGAACGATCTGGCGAAGCAACTTGCAGAACTCATCCAGCAGCGGTTGATACAGGAAACTGGTCTGAGCAACCGTGGCGTGAAGCAAGCGGACCTCCACATCACCCGAGAGACAGCTCGGTACGGCATACCTGGTGTACTCTGCGAGTTGGGATTCATGACCAACAAGGACGAGTGCGCCTTGCTCAAAACGCCAGAATACCGCGAGAAGTGTGCAGTGGCTATTGCACAGGCAATTTCCCAGTTCTACGGGATGAATTTTCACGAATCCACAGACAATTCGCGAAGTAAGCAGGCTGCTGTTGATAACTCCTGCGCTATCGAAGTGAACGGGAAGTTGCTGTCCGTCCGTGGAATCCTGCGAGACGGCAAGTCTCTGCTCCCGGTCCGCGCGGTGGCGGAGGAGGTAGGGAAGGGTGAGGTCGTCGGCTGGTGTGATGCCAGCAGGACGGTAACACTCAACGGAAAAGTGCTGGCCAGTCTGCTGATCATCAACGGCACCGGATACGCCTGGTCGAAGGAGATCGCTGCAGCGCTCAACCTGCAGGTGGAGTGGGATGGAACGTCTAAGACTGTGCGCCTGACGAAAGGATGTGTGTAAGATGGACTGGCTGAAACAGAACAAGAGGGGTGTGCTCCTGATCGTGACCGGCGTGCTCGCCATTGTTGGCAGCTACGGACTGCTGACGGAAGAGCAGCAACGGCAGATCGTTAACATCATTACATCCTTTTTGTAACCACTGCCGCCCTCTGGTGGAAGTCCACTAGGGGGCAAATTTTTTATTCAACCTATTGCAGATTGTAAATAGATATGGTATATTATAGTCAAGGAGGTGAAATAAGGAAGTGTTCGAACAAGGGAAACTCCAAATTGTTCTCCTGATACTCGGCATCCTCGCCTCGGTGCTGTCGATCATCAAAACGGTGATGGACATCATCGAAAAGATGGAGAACAAGAAAAAGGCTCAAAATCGCTCCAAGCCTCGCAAGCACGGAAAGCGAAAATGAGCCGCCGGGGGTGGGAAACCACCCCTCCATAAAAATATTACCACACTTCCTTGCACAATATGAACTGGTTTGCAAGAATTAACACCGATGCGTTGATCATCATTGTCGCTATCTTGTATTTGTTTACGCGAGAGTGGCCTTTCGGATCAGCGTTCCAGACCGTGGCTGATGTACTGATGTTACTTTCTGTTGTCCTGGTCATAGCCAAACGAATTATGTTCAGGAGGAACCGGTGATGTCATACGTCTTTGAGAACAAAGAAGAACTGGCACGGTTCATACGTGAGCAGGTGGTGACGTCTTCTCGGGCACAAGAAATCCTGGAGATTAGCCGGACGGCCCTTAATTCCCTGGTGCAGCGAGGGAAGCTGAAGCCGATTATCGAGGAGAAGGCGACGAAACTGTTCTTCCGATCCGACGTTGAAGCCCGGAAAGTGGAGGCGGATGAGCTGCGGAAGAAGTACCGGCCTTACGAGTGATGTCCTCTGGCGGAGAGATCCGCTGGAGGACTTCTTTGCTTAAAAATGAGATGTGGGTTTAAATTCATTTAGTTAGTATGAAGAATATTGACAACCCAATATTATTTTATTATGATAATAAACAATAGGGAGGTGGGTTATGATGAGTAGAACAACCCGAACCGATTACCTCACGAATACAACAGCGAAACAGCTAATGATTAACTATGAAAAGAAAAAGACAGCGCGTTTACAGGAGCCTGGATGGTTCCCTATTTTCTCTGAATTTAGGGATACGGGATTGTTAAGGGATATTTCTGGAAACGCCCTGAAGCTATATATTTATCTTGGGATTATTAGCCGTACTATATCTGGAGAATGTTGGCCATCATTAAGACAGATAGGGGAGTATTTCGGCAAATCAGAACGTACTATTTCAACATGGATGGATGAACTTCGCCGCTTTGGCTTAATCGAACGAATACAGCCTGACTACACTTCGTCCTCGGTGACTTTTTTGAAACTAAATTATATAGAAACGGATAATTCTAAAGAGAAGAAGGGGTAGAGGTAGATTATGTGGCATATTTTTTGTGAAGAATCTGGGGACAAGCAGGTCCCTTGGATTAATGGATCCACCGATTTTTATATCGTAACAGCAATTTTGGTGAAAGAAGAAGATGTTGATAGTTTTCGAAATATCATCAGTGAATATAAACATAAGGTTTTAAGAATGAAGGCTCCATTAGAATGGAAAAAACTGAAACCTCAACAAAAAAAGGATGACAAACTACTCGGACGATTCCTGAAAAAAATTGATGAAAACGCCCCAGACTTTTTAGTCTCCAATGTAATTTGTAACAAACATGAAACCACAGGTCCTGGGTTTATAAAAGATCCTAATTTGTTAATGAATTATCTTTATGGATTAATGTTTAAACGCATTGCATGGTTTTTACAACGAACAAATTCGAGAGCAAAGCTAACGATTGATCGAAATACTGATCGACTTGCACAGGAATCGTTACGTACATATATATCAATGGTGTCTCGTTACCATACGGGATCCCATCCGCGTCATTCCAAACCTAACTGGATAAATCCTGAGACAGATCCCGTTCTCGGATTCGCGGACTTTATTTCAGGTATATCTCTACGAGCATTGTCTGATTATCTTCATAATGTTGACGCATCCTGTAAAACTTGTGAAAAATCCCTATGCATTTATGATTGCTCAACAAGCTTGTTTTCATATAAAAGAAGTCTGAAGTACGTGCTGGATTGGAATGCAGCTCAATTACCTAATTGGAGCTGGCGAGGGCTACTTTATCATCCATTTGAATACAAAGATAATTACAAACATTTATTCGAACCAAAATAAAAAGCAGCCATGGGCTGCTGTTAGGTTAGAATTATTGGGACGGGAGGATCCCACATCAACAATGTGATGCTGCCACTTATAAAGGAGCTTTCGCTCGGAAGTGACCTGCCGTCCTTGTTTATAATTATAGACTTTATTTAAAATACGTCAATAGATAATTATGGGAGGCATGGGAGGATCCCACACTTCATTAGTGCTGCCACTTATAAAGGAGCTTCCGCTCGGAAGTGACCTGCCATGCCCCTTAGGAACAGAATACGCAATTTCGTGATTTTGTATACCAGAAAGCGATCTCTACAGGCTTTTCCATCGTACAGGAACTTATGTTCGTTGTCAATGGCTATCTTATTATATAAACAAAACACTCGTCTTATTTGTGATCACATGGAACCAATTGAATAGATCTTGAGTTGACTCCTCTGGTTCCAAAGACGTCGGCTACATAAATCAAGTCTTAGGTGGACAATGTGGCTATTTTCAGGACTCCTGAGGGAAGTTGCCAGGTGAGGTGCATAAGTAAATTGACGAACCGGAAAGTATGGCCATCCAAAAAAGTCATAAAACCGTCCCGCCGCGCATACGCTCTAGCGAAGGCGAGCGTTTGGGGATACTACGGCCTCCTTCCCGAAAGGGTTGGAGGCCTTGTTTTTATGCTGCATTGTGCGGCGAGGGGTGTTGTGGTGATGCGTTTCGCTGCATACTTGGCGGCGGTGACATATGCCCCATGAACACGACATGCTGCTCGTCGCCCACCCGAAGCACGTTGAGAGCGTGGAACCGCGGCATCTTTACGAAGTCCTCAACTGTGTACGGAGCCAGCTCCTCACGCAGTTCGTTGAACGTCTTCTTGCTGGCCCGATAGATGTGGTAGTGCGGCCCGGCGCTACGGATGATCTCAGCCAGATCGCCCGGGATCTGCTCCCAAGAGTGGAACATCCAGACGTACCCCACACGCCACTTCCGCGACTCCACGGCTGCCGATTTCCAGGCGCGCGTAGAGCGGAGGAACTGGTGCGGTTCGTCATAGATGACGAAAAAGGGGAACTGTTTGGCTTCCTCGCGCAGCGTCATGGCCAGATCGATCTTCACACTCAGTAAGTTCACGATCAGATCCACACCCTCGGAGCCAAGCGCGGTCTTCGGCACGTCGATGATGACAGCGTGCGGCTCCGACATGAGCACGACCATGTCCAGCGAGTTTTCCGAGTCGAAACACTCCGCCAGGTACTCATCTCCCAAGATGGTATCCAACCGGTTGAGGATCGGGGCCAGCACTTGCGCGCGGCGGCCGTCGGTCATCCGCCCGAAGTCTTCCAGGGTGGACCGGTGGATGCCCGGCGGCATGCCGGCCACCAGTTCCTCCCGGTAGATATCGTCCTCGAAGATGCGGAGCACTTCGGACAGCCGGGGGGTCCGCATGGCCATGATTGCCGCACGTAAGAACCGGGCCGTCTGCGCGCCGGCCTCGTCGGTGGCGGTGTTGAAGAAGCTGATCACACTGTTAGCCAACCGGTTCCGAGCCCGCGGCGAATATCTCACCTCGCAAAAGTCCAAGGCAAACGGTACGGTGCCATCAATCCGAATCCTCTTTACCTTATCCGGAGGTAGCACAGCCTCAACCTCGTTTCCGATCTCCCCTTTGGCCGGGTCGATGCTGAGGGCGCCGAACCCGTTCTTGACCGCCTCCACGATCAGGTTGGCACCGTATCCCCGCGTCTTCCCCGATCCCATGCCGCCGATGACCACCCGGGGTAAGCACAGCTCGTCGTGGTTGTCGGTTGGCATGTACACTTCATACGATCCATCCTTTTGTTCAACTGTACCCAGTTTCAGCCCGCCCCGTCGTACTTCCGCCGGTGCCTTTGATTCCCGCTGCGACTTGGCGGCTACTCCCATGTACTCTTCCTGCAGTGACCTGGGCGGCAACTGGATCAGTCGGCCGATCTCCGCTGGGGTGATAATGTCGCGGCGCGAGGATAAAAAGGGGACGGCGATCCGCCGGGCGCGCGCATCGCGCAGAAAACGTTTCAGCCGCCACCCGGGCACTCGGCGGGCATCCAGTTGGTTGTCTCCGTTCAGACTGGCAAGAGCGGCGCACAAGCCCCGACCAAGACGCTGCCGCCGGCGTGGGTCGGCCGAGCGGACGAGCACGCGGAGCACAAAGTCAAAACCCTGACCGGCCAGTTTCTGCTCAGTAGCTTCGGATAGGTGGCCGACCTTCCGCCAGCCTCTCGGTTTGTACCCGCGATCGAACTCCCGCCGGTCCGTCGCCGCATCTTTCCACCAGTCCGGCTCGGCCGCCTGAAACCCAAACTGCACGACGGCATAATCATCTTCACGGAACTGCCGGGATAGTTCCAGCAGTTGGGGGAGGGAGGCCAACTTGCGCCGATCCGTGGAGAGTGAGAGGAAATGGGGAAACCGTAGGCGAAGTTGCCAACCATCCGTGTCAGGGCCAAACGGGGCCAGATGATCATCCTCTGCCGGCTCTAGCACGGCGGTCGGCCATGTCGCCTCCACCTGTTGCTGCGCCAGCTCAGCGGTGTGATCCGGGGTAGCCATCCGGATCTCGTACTGGTCCCGGGCTATGATGGTCTCCCAGAAAATGCGCTCCCGTTCCGGCCAGCGCCACCCTCTGGCAGCCGCAGCTATAAGATCCACGATCTCCTGATACCCGTCAGCCAGCGGTGCCGCGAAATACTCCACATCTTCGTTGGTCGTGGAGAGGCGCGGGACCACTCTGACAACGGACCAACCTACTTTTGTAGAAACGTCGACTGTATCCCTGCTTGGATCGCGTCGTTCAACATCGCCCCCAGGAAGTACAGGAGCAGCACCATCGATGGTACCAGTGCCGTCCCCAGTATTATGCCGCCAGCCGTCATGAGTGTTATCCTGCCGAACCGACGTTGGAAGATAACGATCACGATCCCGGCAAGAAGCCCGAGCGTCCCGATTACAAGCGCCAGACCTTGGAGTGTCCCGAACATCGGGCTGAAACTGCCCCACATCTTTAGAACGGATGCCATGCTCCCGTTGTCCGCCGCCGCTGGCGCTGCGGTCATCAAGCTGCCCGCGACCGTCCATAGCGTGATCGCGAGCTGCGATAACTTTGGGTTTGGTTTCACTACCACCACCCGTTCATATCCGGCCGCCGGTGCTAAAGGCACGCCATTGATACGCACGATCATAACAATGCACCTCCGTATGGTTTTGCCCTGGTCGGGCATCCTGTCAAATAAAACTGACAGGAGGGATGAGCATGCTGCTCGGACTTGGAATCGGATTGATCATTGGTAGCGTTGCAACTATCGCTTACGCTTTGCTTTGACCGCCTTCCCCGGGGCGGTTTTCTTTTTGCGCTCGCTGCGCCTGCAGGGACAACACGATCGGCTTCAACCGGTCCTTTACCCACTTACTGAAGTTGATCGTTCTGGCATACTCCAGACATGCCTTTTCCAGCGGATCGTCGATGTTGAACACCACCGTCTTGCGTTGCTCTGCCACACGCTGCACCTCCCTAAGTTGCTCCACCCTGCGCGGGGTGGGGATGTGTTACATGTAGATGCGTCGCGGGTTGTCCATTATGATGAATTATTTCACGCGATGAAGTATGAAATTTTCCGGCCTTGTCCATGCTGGTTAACGAGGTGAGGAAAATGTTTGGACTGGGGAAGTACCGGACACCGTTTGGGAAGTGGCTGGATCGCCACAAGAAAACTTCGGTGGAATTTGCCAAGGAGTGCGGCGTGCACCGGCAAACGATTGACGCGATGGCCGGAGAAAAGGGATATGCACCCCGGCAGACCACTGTCCATAAGGTGCTGAAGGCCGCCAAGAAGATTGATCCGGATGTGAAGTATGAAGATCTGTTTCCTCCCATGTAA